ATGCACAGAGACAAGAAAAAACTGGCGTTAGCTATTGTGTTAGCTATTTCTAGCTATCCATCATTCGACCACGCCATGGCGCAAGCTATTACTACACAAGGAGACATCGATTCTCAGATCAATGCACCGTTACAATCAGGGAATCAGACGATAACCACATCAACTATCGACACCATCAGAAATCCATGGACGCCTTCTGTACCATCATACTTAAATATTGTAGCTGATAATGGTGCTACCCTTGATATTCACGGCGACATCGCTGTGCCTCATGACTTGACGCTGACATCACATCCGGAATCTGGAACAGATACGACATCGTATGTGGGAAATATCTTATCCCGCAGTGAAGGAAGCTCCATCCGCTTTCACGATATCAATACACTCACATTAGACGCCGGACGGCAAACCCACGGACCTTCATCTCTCACCCCATCCATATCTAATATACATATAGTCGGTAATGGCTCCATTCAAGTGGATCCATCTGTACATACGCTTATATTAGATACGACAGATGTTCCAGACATAGGTTCCAGTCGTCCTGCCAGCTCAATTCCCCGCGTGACAAACATCTTAGTAGCCGGCCAGTCAGTTACGCTACTAAGCGATAACGTCGAATTACGCCGTAAAGGAGAGACAACAGGTATTAAAGTTAATACGAGCAGTACCATCCAATCTACAGATACAGAGAGATCAACGCCACATTTATTTATTGGCACAGATGCTCACCAGATTCAATCTCTAACTGTGGAAAATGAAGAATATGATGCGAGCCCGCTTTCAAATCCTGTAGATTATGGAGTCAGTAACCGTATGAACGAGGGCATTTTTTCAAACGCCGGCGAGACAACGCTGAACGCCAAAAACATAACGGTCAATCATGCTGCCATAGGAATTGATAATAACAGTGCGAATTTACACATTGGGTCCGAAGCTCTTCCCGTAGACACGCTTGCCCTTAACGATACAAATATTGCCGTGTCAACTATGTATCACAATGCAAAAACACAGATATTTGCCCGGAACATCGACATAGAGGCCCGTGCTAATCGTCGAAACTCGGATCCTAATAGTTCGTCAGGCTTTAAACTTATAACTAGAAACGATAAGGCGTCAACGATTATTTCAACAGGAACCGGCACTAACGAAGGGCTATACATCAATGGTAATGGCGGCACCCAATATGCTGCTTTTTTGTTACAGAATTTGTCAACAAATGGAACCTCCACTCCAAATCCTAACAAGCCGCAATTTACTATCACGAAAGGAAATGTGCGTGCAACAAACACTACGATGGGGATTTGCAACATTGACGGCGCGTTCCAAGTTGGATCCGACTCAGCTTCCTCAGGCGGGGATTTTACGATTGACCACACCACAACGGGTTTATATAGCTACGCTAACAGCAGCACGCGCATCCATGCCAAAAATTTAAACATCAGTGATAATGTGAATACAGCCATCAATACCTACACTCCTTCTAGGGATACGCTAGATTCCATAGACATCCAAACAGATGGAACAGCAACGCTGCATGGCCAAAGGTATACAATTTACCACCATTCCACAGGGACACTGAATATCAATACGGCCGGCACAGGGAATACCGTTATGCTAGGACGAGTCCAAACTAATTTGGGCCATGTAAATATCACATTCCGTTCGCCTCAATCATATTTTGACGGCGATGCTTGGGATTCACATTCTGGATGGGGCAAGACGGATATCGATTTACAGCAAGGCGCTCGATGGTACGTGACGAATAATTCCCGAGTCGATCAAATCCATATTGACGACAACTCTCTCCTCGATTTGAGCCATCGCGGAGATACTACGGCGTCGCACGCTTTCACTGATGTGCATACCACGCACCTAGATAACGGAACAGGGTCTAGCGGGACTATTACGTTCGGTACCGATTTAGCGCAAAGCTATGCTGACCGCACTGTATCCGGTCACAGCGACACGTTGACGATTACAGGCAGCAGCCAAGGCCGTTTCCATGTGATGCTCAATGACTACAGCCACCATGCTGGAACGCCTATTCGTGATGGATATGTTCTTCTTGTCCGTGATGAAAGCCCGACAGGCGCTGGCCAAGCGACTTTCACAGGTGACGCTCATATCCAAAACGGCGGTCTCTTTGCACGGCCTGTGACAATTACTGACCAGGCACCAGACGCTAATCATGGATATACCGACGTTCCAACAAGCGGCCATAACTGGTATGCTACGTTCCGTGACAGCACAGAACCAGTGAATCCGCCAATCCCAACCAATAATAATATCGACAATCAATCTTTTGCGAAGTCCCGCTATTTAGGGCTGTACCTTGAACAAGATACACTCCGTAAACGCGTAGGCGACTGGACGTCGATTGACAGTGAACGAGGCATTTGGGCACGTTTGAGCCGTGGCCGTGTCACCACCGACGGACTCAGTGGGCACTCAACTTACAACGCGTACCAACTCGGCTATGACCACATGATCAAGAGCAGCCCGACAGAAAAACAATTCCTCGGCGTATCTTATCACCATCGCGACTTGCGGTACGGCTTAGACCATTTTACGCATGACACCAAAGGAGATGCTGATGTGGCTAGTCTGTACTGGACGACGACTAGGCAAGATGGCCAGTACCTCGATATTGTCGGCCGTCTTGGTCAGATGAAAGCCAAAGGCGTTACCTTTGGCGATTTCCCAGAACATATGCATTGGAGCAGCCCTTATCAATTCTTGGGCGTTGAATACGGCCGTCATATCCCTCTTTCTGACCATGGTTGGTATGTAGAACCGCAAAGTCAATTGACCTATAGTCACTTAGGCAGCGCTTCCTATACAACAAATCAAGGGAATCACGGATACTTACGTGACATCGATAGTCTCATTGGACGTCTCGGCACATCTATAGGCCATAAGACAGCGCATAGCGATTATTACGTCAATGCCTTTTGGCATCATGAATTCAAGGGAAATGTCGATTATACCTTGCAAGACAAAAACGGAAATACCGTGGTTGGCCATGATGGCAATGGCGCTAGTTGGCTTAGCATTGGCTTCGGCGGTGAATACAGGCCGACAAATAGTCTAGCTTTATATGGCGATATTGAAAAAAACTTTGGGGGCGATGTCACTCGCAATTGGAGCTGGAATGTAGGCGCTCGATTCAGTTTCTAATGCGTCAACACGTATCGTAAATAACAGGAATTAAAGAGGACTGGATCTAAAATTTAAAGGAAACGGAATCAGCCTTGGTTTTAGCGGTTCAGCTGCCGCCTCAAGAACACATCCGCCCTCATTGCAAGGCCACTACAAGACGCATAAAGGGTTGCTATACGCGCCTCATCAAACATTCCCCGCTTCTCCATAAAGAGTTGCATCTCCTGTATCGCCAAGGTGTTAAAACGCATCTCATTTGGTCTGCGCAATTTTGAGCGCTTTCGTAATAGGATCTTGTACATTAACACACGCAACGAAAAAGGACACGCACTATCTTCAGTGCATGTCCTCTTAAATCCAATTGAATAGAGAATTGGGGCAATGAAATCAAGCATTGCCCCAATGTCTTATTATCCTACATACTTTTATGATTTCTGGATATGGGATCCATACACATCCCGGAAATCACCTCTGTTTTTATCATCCTTATCATTGATACGGACACGTTCTACCTTATGACGGTCATTATCCTTACCAGAAATACGATCCACACGGAACCGGTCAATATTTTGAACTTTGACCAGTTCAGGTCCAAATTCATCCACCGACCGGGCCATATTTCCATCAGAAGGTGCCCCATTCTGTAAAGCTCGGTAGATGACCGCAGCGTACTCATAGCGAGTCATAGAACGATCTCCCTTAAATTCTCCGTCCGGATATCCCTCCAAGTAGCCTTTTTCGGCCAATGTTTTCACATATTGGTAAGCCCAATGGTTCTCTGGTACATCAGGAAAGTTCATGCTGTGCGTAGACGCAGGGATTGCCTTGGCAGGCTGGCCTGATTCATAAGCAGCTAATTTTTTCGTGAGTGTTTCGATTTGGTTTTTCATGGCCAACATGTCCTTGGCCATGGATACTCTGGAGCGAGAGATATGGTTCTTTTGTCCAAATTTCCAGCTGACTCCTACATTCACCATATTTTCGCCTCCGCTAAAGGAACCTCCCACACTGAACATCGTATCTTCGTTAGGACGATAATACGCTCCGATAGCCACTGCATGAGCATCTTTATAATTTCCATACCCTGCAGCAAAATCCCATTTGTCATCTGGATCGAAATCCAATGGATGCAATCCTGCCAGAGCCGCGGCACCTGCCCCAACACGGTTCACTCGATCTCCCAATCGGCTGATCCGGTTTTCCGCACGGTACAGCTGGCTTCCATTTACAGCATCCGTACTGGTCGATGAAATATCTCCAGGAGCTACGTTGGTAATCTTATTTCCACCATTATTCAGCCCATCTTTATTGAGCGTAACATCCTGCCCTGCGGAACCGTTTTTGATTGTCATCCCACCCGTCGTTATGGCGGTGTCTCCAACGTTGACAGTACTGGCGTTTACCGTCGTGATATTCCCTGTGTCTGCTGTAACAGTCTTCGTGGTAACCGAATCCAGTCCTTTCAAATCTTTTGAAAGCCGAACTTTCAGGTTATCACTTCCATCAGATACCACTCCGATATTGTCTTCCGTTGACAGTTTAGAAGAATCCGTAATGCCCCCAACTACATTCACTTGCCCATTGAGTTTTTTACTGATTACATTCCCTACGTCGCCGCCATATTTCATTCCGTCGTTCATAGTGGCGACCGTCTGGGTATTCCCATTGTGATCTTCATAGACGATCCGATCAATACCATCCGTGCCATTATAGCCATCCGTGCCGTCTACTCCATTCACACCTTTTACAACATGGATGTCAGCAGAAGCACCATCCTTGCCATTGATGCCAATATGACCATCGGTACCATTGGTTCCGTCTTTCCCTATAGAAGAAATGGTAACCCCATCTTTGCCATCGGCACCTTTTACACCAATAGCCCCATTGACGCCATCAGCACCGTCTTTGCCCTGGCCGCCCACGGTGACAGTATCTGCCTTGAGATTTTTGTCCAGTCCAATGACCAGATCTCCATTTGCATCCACTACAGTCTTGATATTGGAAGCATCATATTCTGCGTCCGCTTTCGTCCCATTCCCTTTGATGGTCATGGTGTTGTTCAGTTTTTTGGCCACAGACCCTGTATTCCCCGCAAACTTCAGTCCATCATCTAACGTGGCAACTTCATGGGTGACATGGGCATCATCTTCGTAAACTATACGGGTCATACCATTAGCACCATTGGAACCATCCACGCCATCCTGACCCTTCGCAGATTTCATGGTAAGCCCATCTTTCCCGTCTTTTCCATTCATTCCGATAGAGCCATCTTTCCCATTGATGGTAACAGCTGAGCCATCTTTGCCCGCCACACCGATGGAACCGTCTATACCATTTTCGCCTTTTTCACCCAGATTCAGATTGTCATTGACATTGACCTTGTACGGATCTTCCGTTGTGCCTGTTCCTGTAACTGTCGTATTTTTTCCGTCTACCAATTTGGTGGCATTCTTTGCAATTTCATCTTTCAGCTGGCTGACATTCACCGCATCTGTTTCAGCAGTGCCGGCAGCCACATTGTGAATCTGATTGCCCCCATTATCCAGCCCCTTTTCTGTCAAAGAAACTGGCGAAGTCCCTGGTGCCGGATTTTTCGGGGCAATCGTAATACCGCCAGCTCCAATCGTTGTCTCATTCCCATCTTTATCCGTGATGGTCATGCCGCTTCCCTGGGTCACGGTCTTATTTCCGTTAGTATCGGCAGTAGTTACACTGGTCACATTCAAATCATCGTTCAGGACCACTTTCATCGTTCCGTTTTCCACTTTCGTAGAAATATTTTTGCCGTCCCCGGTAACCTCAATATCCTCTCCCAGAGATTTATGGACGATATTCCCATCCTGATCCTTTAATCCGAACCCTTTTTCCGTTAGATCGGCAGACTGTTTCGTCAACTGACTGACGTTGACAGCATCTGTATCCGCTGTACCAGCAGCTACGTTGGTGATTTTCGTGCCGTTGGCATTGATTCCTTCCTTGGTCACAGAAGGTCCGCCAGTTATGGTCACTCCCTGATTATTGATGGTAGTATCTCCGGCCTTTACCGTCTCTGCATTTACAGTTTTCGATGTAATACTATTCAGCCCAGTCACATCTTTTGCCAATTTTACGGTCATCGTATTATTGGCTGAATTAGCAACCACCCCGATATTATCATCGCTTAAATTGTTGCTGTCAGCACCGCCCAAAAGGGACATAGCCTGATCAGAACCGCGATGGAGTACATTGACATCTGCTTCCGAAGTATTGCCAATGGTCGAATTGTCTCCAGCAAACCGCAGAGGCCGCGTCATGGTGTAAAGCTGGCTTCCATTCACCGCATCCGTACTCTTTGCGCTGACCAGCCCGGCCGCAACGTTCTGGATGCGCCGTTCTTTCCCCACGGACCCCACCGTTACAATACCAGCAGGGGTTCCCCCAGCATATTGATACGTTCCGTTGCTGCTGTAAGCACCCATCCCTTTCGTAGTGGCTCCTGATGCAACATAAGCAGAGTTACTGCCCAGATAGACAGAATTCCCCAAAGTGGCTGTTACATGGCTGCCCAAGATCTGGGTATTGGACAAATCCGTATTCTGCGCCGTGGCATCAAGGGTATTCTGGTTGCCAATGATTTGGATATCCGTCAAATCCTTGTTTTTCTGATTTTTGGCTCGGATGGTGTTTTTGGAACCGGCAATCACGATATCAGATACATTGCCCGCATCGCCTGCTGTACTTGTATCCGGATCCCCAGTAACCCTATTCTGATTGCCCGTTACAAAAATATTACCAAAGGCTTTCGGGTTGGCAGAATTATTGGAAAGGGATTCCATTTTCAGCACGTTTTGATTCCCTACAATACGATTGCTGTCCCCTTCCATTCGGTTTTCATTCCCAAAGATCCCCGAATTCGAAGCACTTACATCAGCAGCTGTACCTGTTGCAGCCGTACTGTTCTGGCTGCCCAAAACATATGTATTTGCCCCAGTGACCCGGTTTTGGGTACCGATTGCCCCGGAAGAAACACCTTCTGCCTGTGCATTCGTCCCCACTGCGAGAGCATTTTTTGCCAGTGCCTGAGCCGTATCACCAATAGCGGAAGCACTTTTGCTGTTGCTTTTGGCATCACTGCCGATGGCGATAGCTTTGTCATCAGAAACGCCAGCAGAATAGCCAATGGCAACAGCTTTATCTACGCTGCTTCCACCATTTTTTATAGAGGATGTTGCCAAAGTCCCTATAGCCAGAGAATGATTTCCGGCTGCCTGAGCGCCAGCCCCGATTGCCGTGTTATATTGATAACCGCTGATGGCTAAAGTCTGTTTCAGACTGCCCGGGTTAGCCGGATCTTCATAACCGGCTCCCACTGTAATACTGCCAAGACTCTGCGCTTCTGTATTATTCCCCAGCGCAACACTCCTGTCCCCTAAAGCTTTGGTGCTCACGCCAGCTGCCATAGAGTCTTCACCCGTAGCCAAATCGTTGTCATAATTATTCAAATCGGTAGATTTTACAGAGTAGTAATGTGTTTTTGCCGTATCAACGATCTTATTGACCTGAGCCACATTCGCTGCATCAGTCCCCAGTGTCCCTGCCGCAACATTGTGGATTTTCGTTCCCTTATTGTCATTATTACGAAGGGTAATACTGTCTCCATCTCCAGAAGTGACCGTATCATAATATACCCCACTTGCCGTTGCAGAAGAAACATTCGCATTGACCCGAGCTACCGTAGCGTCTATTGATTTTTTGAGCTGTGCCACAGTAACGGCATCCTGATCCAGTGCCCCGTCAGCTACATTGGTAATACGGCGCAGCGCCGATGCATTGCCGACGGAAACGGCAGTCTTGGGAGCCGCCTGTCCTGTCAGATACCCAGTCCCACTGATCATAGCGGCGTTAGCCACGGAGTCATTGCCTATGGCAACATTGCCGCCTGAAGCCTGTGCACCCTGACCTAAAGCTACACTGGCCGCATCTGCAGCCTGGGCGTTAAACCCGACTGCTGTAGACCCATTTCCATTCGCCTGTGCCTGATACCCTATTGCAACGGCATCATCAGCAGCTTTCGTCTCACTGCCTAAAGCCGTAGACTGGATCCGCGATACAGCAGAATCGTTTTTATTGGCATGATAGCCAATGGAAACATTTTTCCCTTCCGATATGTTTCCGCTAGACCCAATATTGGTCCCAGCTTCAGAACCAATGGCTACATTATGGTCGCTTTTGACATCATTTCCCGTTTTGTAGCCAATTGCAATGTTCTGTTGTCCGTCAATATTGTTACCAGCACCGTCTCCGATGACTACATGAGACCCTTTGGCCCCTAATACATCCCCTACCATACCGACCCCAGCATTAGGGCCAAGTACGACAGAACGGACGGCATTTGCACTGGCATCTTTGCCCAAAACCACAGAAGCACTGCTCCCAGCAACAGCTCCGTTCCCAAGAGCAACGGCATCTGCCCCACTAGCTTGCGCATTCTTACCCATAGCCAGGGCATCTGCTCCACTGGCTGCTGCCTCTGTTCCAACCGCAATGCTGTCAGCTCCAGAAGCAGCCGTACTTTTGCCCAGAGCCAGTGCGCCTTCCGCCTCAGCCTTTGCGCTGTCTCCAATCGCTGCAGCACTATGACTGTTTTGCGTCACAGCTGCATTGTTGCCTATCGCAATTGCATGATTCGAAGCAACCGTACTAGCCTTAGTTCCAATTGCCATGCTGTTATCGTTGAGCTGAGCATTGGTCCCATCATTATAGACCGTCGCTCCATCCCCCAGTGCAATCGAAGAATTTCCCCGAGCATTGGCCGCATCGCCGATGGATATGCTTGCTTTGCCTCCGCCTATAACCACAGTAGAACTGTTGCCATCAGCCGTCATACCGTTAAAAGATCCGCTGACAGCTTTTCGGCCAATGGCAATACTGTTTTCAGCAGATGAAGCAGAACGTGCAGCATCGCCCAGAGCCACAGAATCTTTGCCGTTTGCTTTTGCACTGACACCAATGGCAACAGCATCTTTGCCCGCAGCTGCAGCGTCCTCTCCTGTGGAATTGGCACGGAAATACTTTATTCCCGGTTTTGTTTTATCCAAGCCCAAAGCAGAATGCACATTTTTTAGCTCTGTAATATCAGCCGTATTATTGTTGATTTTTCCTGTATTGGCTGTAATCGCATTTTTATTCGCCGTAATATCCGTCTTGTTTTGCTGGATGTCATTGGAATTTTGATTGATTCCAATCTTATTGTTAGCAATCTCTGTGCTGTTATCCGCAATTTTGTCCGTATTGGTAGCAATAGCTGTTTGGTTATTTTGTACGTCTGTTTTTACTGCATCCACTTCTGCACTGGTTGCAACCCCATCAGTGGATATTGTGATTGTCTTTGTTGTATCGTCTTTAGTTACAGAAATGTTAGTTCCGGCATTCAAAGTATCACCGTCATGAACAACTTCAGCGCTACCATAACGTGCACTTCCAAATACAAGCACAGCTGTTAATACGGTACTAGTCAGTACCCCCCCGTTTTAATAATTGTTCTTAATAAAGAATTACCCGACGTTTTCCCGCCATTTTTTGCTAATTCTGAAACAACCTGGTACTGCCCTTTTGCGCAATTGAATATAACCTTGTAAATTCTATTCAATCTAATCGCCTCCTTTATATTAAAAATAGCATAAAATAACACCCAGCACCTTTAATAGATTTAAACTTTATACGGTGCATTTTTCTTATTTTAACATCATTTTACTTCCTAAACAATGCATTCCTCTAGATTTTTAGTGGCAAGAAGTTTTCGGTCTTTTCTTTAAACCCAGATAATAAGCGGGGGCTTATTTCCACATTTTACAAAATATGTGCCATTTGCAGTCCTTTTGCTTACTTTCCTAGTGGGATGCTTGCAGAGCTGCGCGTTCCCATACTTCCTTGATGCACGCCCTTGTGAGGCTGCACAGGGACCTGTTTCATGGTCCTATAATTTATTTTGGGGCGCTAAAGTGACCGTCCAGGTGCGTGTCCTCTTAGCGCCTACTTTTTTCAATAAAAAATAGGCGTATGTACTCAAATCCTTTGCAATTAAAGTGTCAGACAATAAAGAAAGTGAGTTGAATACATATGCCTTCTCTAGATTATATCGAAAAATTAACATGAATTAAAGAGGACTGGATTCAAAATTTAAAGGAAACGGAATCAGCCTTGGTTTTAGCGGTTCAGCTGCCGCCTCAAGAACACATCTGCCCTCATTGTAAGGCCACTACAAGACGCATAAAAGGCTGCTATACGCGCCTCATCAAACATTCCCCACTTCTCCATAAAATGAAGTCCATATTCCTCGTCCCAGTCACCTTCCCCGCGTGCTTTCCATCGATGAATGTAAAGGAAATGCCGCGGGTCAGAAGTACCAAGTCATCATCACTGACTCTGAAAACAAGCGTATACTGGACGTTCTTCCGGCACGAACCACACCGGCTCTGCTCCAGTATTTCTATCAATTCCCAATGAGTGAACGACGAAAAGTAGAATTTGTCACAATGGACATGTCTATGCAGTTTCGTTCAGTCATAAAAACGATCTTCCCTAAGGCGCACATCGTGGCAGACCGTTTTCATATGATCCGCTTAGTCCAATGGGCCATGGAGCGCGCTTACAAGGCAGAGCAAAAGCGCCTTTGTCACCATAGCCGAATGGTTAAGTCCAACAAGACAATCTTAACGAAACCATATGAGAAATTAACCGAAGAAGAGCTTATAAAGCGGGAGGGGATCCTTCACTGTTCTCCTCGTCTAAGATGTGCTTACGCACTAACATACGCATTTTCCAAGGTGCTTCGATTCAAAGATAATGCCAACATTTCTTTAGCACTTTCAACATGGATAGACCTGGTAAAAAGCGCTGATTTACCGGAAATGAACTCTCTGGTTAAGTCCTTTACCTACTGGGACGAAGAGATCAAGAGTGCTCTTATCTATCCCTGCAATTTTGAGCGCTTTCGTAATAGGATTTTGTACATTAACACACGCAACGAAAAAGGACTCGCACTGTCCTCAGTGCATGTCCTCTCCAGGAGTGCATAGACACTTTAGCACCCCAAAATTTGACAAAGAACCAAAATAAGCCATGGCAGGAATTCAAATTTCCGCGCCATGGCTTTAGTTATTTCCGTATATATGCGTAGATGAGTGCCGCGCTAAGTGTATAAGCCATATTGCGCTGCGCCTTTAATCTACGCTTTGTTCTATTGTTTTCTTTCTCGCACATTTCTAAGTATGCGTTGGCATTCTTCAATGATTCTTCCTGCCTCGTCGAGGTCATCTCCAGTTCTTTCAATTGACTCCTTAGCAGATTGGATTGTTCCTTTGCTTTTTTCAATTCGTTCTGCGCCTCGGTCAATTGCGTCTCCAATTCCGTCATTCGTTTCTTCTGCAGATTGGATTCCTTTTGTAACCTGTTGTTGATGGCTTTCAATCTGTCTAAGTTGTTCTCGAGTTGGATCAGTTCCGCTTCCGCGATGACATAGGATTCGGAAGCATAGGAAACCGAAGGTAAGAACGAGAACAGCGCCAATAAGATAAGCAAGATACAAGCGTTTTTCCTCAATAATCGCCACCTTCTTTCTCTTCAATTCGTCAAAATTTCAAAATGCTCCCATAACCCACAAAATCCGATTTTAACGGCATTTTTGTTTTACACGGCTCAAGTGTCGTGCTTTTAGAGAAAACTATTCTCAAAGGATCCTAGGGTGTATTTTTTTAGAGAAGTAAAGAAATGAGGGCTTCTCTCAGAATTACTCCCAAAACCAGCCCCAAAAGAAAGGAATCATCCAATTTCAGGGATTCCAGGATATACTTTAGCGTTTCCATCCAAATTTACCTCTGCGCACAAAAATAATCCGTCACGCCTCTTGCGATTGCCGCCGCAATTTGATCGCTTTTTTCTACAAGAAGCTGCGCATCCACATCGTTATCAATAAAGGCGGTTTCAACAAGGACGGATGGCATATCCGTATGTTTGAGCACCATAAGTCCTGGATTTACCTTAACGCCTCTGTCGATGGTGGGTACACTTTTTACAATTTGGTCTTGGATCTTCTCGGCAAGCAGAGCACCTTGTCCAAAATCGGAATAGCACCAGGTTTCGGTTCCTCTTGCCTGAGTGTTTGCCGCATTGCAATGGAGGCTGACGAAAATATCAGCAGGCCAGTCATTGGCTTCATCACACACGGCAACAGGACGGTCATAGTAATCACTATCATGGCAAAGATTGTCAGACTGGAGCATCTTCACTTCACAGCCTGCGGCTTCAAGATAGCCCTTTACCCGTTCTCCAATATCGGCGGCCACATCGCATTCACGAAGATCAACGTTTCCCGCATCGTCACGATGAACGGCGCCACTGTCATACTCCAGGTCATGGCCTGGGTTAATAAAAACTTTCATTATTTCTTTTCCCCCTTTTCAAAAGTGTCGGGAATGCCATTCCCGTTCAGGTCAACAAAACAGCCGGCAATGAAGGAGATGAACCCCACCATTGCCGGCCCCACAAGTTCCTTGATCATCGCAAGGAGATCAGGCAGTTGAATTTTTTCAGTAATACTCAGGTAAAACCAGAATCCATAGTATGAAACCACAAAGATGAACACAATCGCGAGATAGCCAAGAATCAAGTATTTGATGGGCTGCTGGAACTGCATAAGCCTTGTCTTGGCATTGGCGAGCTCTTTAAAGAATCCGTTCCTTATTTTTTCAAACATGGCGGATTCCCCATTCCGATATGATTGTTCAGCTTGTCAACTTCATCTTTCAAATCCTTGTAACGGTGCCAGAGGTTATCGATGTTTGTTTCGATTCCCGCCTGTGCCACCCGCATTTCGTTGATGAGGCCCGTCAAATCTTCCAGGGCTTTCGTGTTGTTATCAATGCTTTTATGCAGCGCCATGTTCTCAATTTTCTGGGGACGCAGGATGAGCCAGCACCCAAAAACAGCAAGAACGCTGATGACAGCATTGATGAATGTGTAAGCATTTACCATCATGAGATTATTTCCTCCTTATGGATAGTGTCGGACAACATGGAGCGCTCGACCTTTATACCGCCCCTTTATAGCCCCGCAGTAGAGATCTTCTGTTGGACTCCATGAAAAGGAAAAGAAATTCTTTCCCTGCTTCAGCTCCTGGGATTGACCTGCATGATTTACGAAGACAGGTTCCTTCCAGAAGGAAGAACAGTTGAAATACAGCGTTCCCTCTATTCTTCCCCGGCAAATATTGAAATCAATTTTGCTGATGCTCCAGCTAAAGAGCCGGTCCAGTTTGTGAAGGTCAGCCATAGTCACATGAGGGAACTTTGAAAAATTATGGGTCCTGCTTTCAAGCTCGTCCTGCTCTACAGGCAGAAACACTTTGATAAACGTATCATCCCCTGATTTATCAATCTGCACATAAGCGTTTATCTGAAGAGATTGCAGAAACTCCTGTGGCTCCATATCCACCATCTGAAGGATTTCCCTGTAATTAAAAAGAGGATAGACGCTGCCGGTTCGTGGGTTCTTCAAGATGACCGTTGAAGAACCCGTCTGCAAAGCCCGGAGGTCAAAGGCCACCTTCTGGGAGTTGCACCAAAAAGTCAAGAAATCGCCTTCCAGGTCAAATCGGATCCAGTCCGCTTGATGGATTGCGTTCGTAAAGATGAAGATGGAATTCATAGCTGTTCTTCACTTCCTCAAGAAAGTTCTTATGCTCCTGTTTGAACCAAGCGTAGAGTTTTTTATAAAAGGCGCACTCCAAAGAATGTTTTTTGCTTACGATGCAGGCACTACCGCACATATCATAAACAGGGCAATTCCTGCAGCCTGGACAGATGTCATCAATGAGGGCCTGCTGTTTTTGAAGCCAGTCCTCCCCCAGTTCATCCTGCCTGATATAAAGGCAGGGATAGCGCCTGCCCTTCCAATCTCGCTTTTCGAGCAGCGCATTGCTGCAGTAGGTCTCGCCATACGAATAATGGGCATCCAGCCTTCTTACCAGCATCATAAAAATCCCCTGGTAGCGTAGGTCCTCGATTCCAAAACGCAAGTAGCTCGAAAGGTATCGTCTGACACAGGTTTTGTATTGAGAAAAGATGGAATCGTAGTCCTCCTCCGTCAGAGCAAACTTCCGGTTTTCCTCGTTCGTCACATGGATAAGATGCGGGAATAGGGAAAGTCTGCGTCCAATAATTTTTTCTTTTTCCCTGAACTTTTTCAGGATGGAATCGAGATCTGTGTTGCCATGATAAAGCGTTGTCGACACCGCCAGATTGGGGTAATCAAAAAGGGCCGTGAAAGGGTCAAAACCTCTGAGATCCTTTTCAGCCCCGTCATAGCTTATGCAAATTAGAAAATCGTGCTTCCTGAAATAATCCAGATGCTTCTCAATACCCATTCCGTTTGTGCTGATGGAAAATCTGGCATTAGGAAGCGCCTCTACCACTTTCTTGATTTCATTCACGTAGAGCAAGGGTTCTCCGCCCATAAACTTGACTTCCATCGGTGGATTCTCCTGAAGTTCCTTCAGAAACTCTGGAGAGATACTACTTTCATCTCCTGAAGGTTCCCGATGACAATAAGCACATGAAAGATTGCACTTGCTGCCAAGATAGATTGTCACCTTTCTCTTTTCCTGCAAATTAAGCTGATTAACCAGATTTTTACGCCTGATTTTATTCATTTTCGTCTTGGCTCCCGATATAGATAAAATAGTCATTCCATACCTCATACCACTTTCGACCAAGCTTAATTTTTAAAGCCCCGGCATACCCAAGCGGGTAAAGATGAAAATGACCTACACCATGGTCAAGCTTCACTCGCCTATTGTTCACAATGCCTGCAGAGGATTCAACGAGAACCTCCTCGTCATCAATTTCACGGGTCAGCTTTTCTCCGGTCGAAAAGTCTCCCTTGTACTTTTGAATGGTAAAGTCAATGTAGTCATGGCCTTCTTCTGGCACAAAGGGGTCACCGGAATCCCCTGCCACCAGGAATCCTTTCCGGTTCGCCATAAGTTCACGGTCATTTGACTGGAGTGCGTAGCTGTCCCAAAGTTTCATGCGAGGATGGTCTCCCAGTATCAGGGCTTCGCTGCTAAAAGGAACAAGCTCAAATTCCTGATCGGCTTCAACCGTCAAATTTTCCTTTTTCCCGTTGAACAGCCTTACGATGATATCCCGCTCACCATCTGCAATCACACCCGTATCTACGCTGAGGATTGTATGGTTTCCATAAAGCTGGGTCAGGATTCCAAAGTCGAGTTTTACAGAAACTCCAAGGCGGTTAAGGTCAAGCCACCTGTAGTCAGATTGCATGGGACGACGAAAAGATTTGATTGTGCCATTGCTTTCCGTCAGCGTATAGGAACTATAGGGTCTCATGCTTTCGATTGCATCTATGCCTTTCAGGCCATCGATAGCGCTTGTGCATTCAGCCTTGCAGTAGTTTCCTCTGATGGTCAAATGAACTACATGATCTGCGTTGGATTCTTCATTATACAAAATCTTAAGCATCATTCCACCTCCCTGTCGGTAACGTTATATCCATTTACCATGACATCACTGCCGCCCTCAATGAAAAGCCGATAGCCGGTAGCTTCTTCTTTTTTGATTTTCATGGTATCGTCCTGAAGCTTATTTGCATCAAGGAGCATCTGAATTCGCCCCTCCTTGGCCTTCTTCACGTTCTTTAACGTGATGGCGCTTCTCATTCCCGTGACAGTAAAAAGCACACTGTTGCCGGCCACGACGAGATTTTTATTTCTTTCAAAGTGAAGGGTCTGATGGAGATGCACCTTTTCAATCTTTGTGAGCTTTCTTGCCCGATGGCCCCGGTCAATGACGAGCATCCCCACTTCAAGTTTTTCCACTGGGATTGGCCCTTCAGCCGTAAGGACAAGACCTTTTACAATAACCATAATGGACTCCTTTCTTAGTTATCATCACTACAATCGCAGTTGCAGTTTACCATCATGTAATACTGGCATTTCTGACACGTCTGGCATCCCTGACATTTCTGGCAGGTCTGGCAACCTTGACAGGTTTGGCACTTCTGGCACCCCTGACAGGTTTGACAGGTTTGGCAGCAGTTAGCCTGGCAACAGTTATTTGAGAAACTTTCCTCAAGATGATGGATTGCAAGAGTCAAGGTCGCTACATTGATTTTGTGAATCTTTGTGAAATCACAAGATGATAGCTCAACCTCCACCTTGCTTTTCTTCGAGAGTTCCTCCAGCCCGGTTTGGATATCAGCGACGTCCTTTTCCATTACTATCTCATTTTTATATGCCATCTGATCACCACCCAGCTGTTTCAGGAATCATCTGAACAGTCGCAGTCACTCCTGCAATTGCAATTGCAGTCACACTGCCCTCTGGTCTGGCATTTGCAGTTTCTATGGCTGCACTGTTTGATGCTCTGACAAGATTGGCAGGATATGGACTGGCACTTACTGCTTTGGCATTTCTGGCAGGTCTGACATCTCTGGCAAACCTGGCAGAATGCGCAGTTCCCACAATTATCGACATTTTGGACGTAGTCATTCAGTTTTCTGAGCGCTTCCTGAAGCTCCGATACGTGGATAGCTTTAACAAGAACCTCATCTTCACCTGAAAGCCCTGCCCCATCGGTAAAAACCGTCTTTTCGATTGTTCCGTTGTTAGCCATGATGTTTCTCCAATATCGCCTGCCCATACTCCTGGACTGTCAAAACAACCGGAGTAAAGACCGCTTGTTTCAGCTTGCAGTACGTTTCTTCACGAGCCTTTTTCCCGACGAGCTTACAGCCCCCTTTGCAGAAAAAAAGCGCAGGACAGGAAAGGCATCCCTTTCGGTATTCCCGGGTGTGATCCCCAGAAAGGATTTTCTGCAGATAGGCAAAGTACCCATCATGAATCGTCCCTGCCTTGCAGGACGTGTTATGGCAGGGGTACAGGTTTCCCGCAAGGTCAAGATTCAATGTGCTGAGCCCGTTTCCACACTGCACAGTGCTGCTCTCCCACTTTCCGTCACAGTCCAAATAGAAATGCTTCAAAGCGCCAAACAGTTGGCTGATATAGCCAAACTTGGTATACTCCTGCGGAAGAACAGTCTTGTCCAGATGTTCAAGAAAACACAGGGTCATCTCCCTAATTTCCTGCTCCACCCTCTTATAGTCAATTTCAAGGAGCGTTCTGTCAGGAAGGCCCGTATCCATGATCTCATCGAGATTGATGGCAACTTGATAGCCATGGATTTCGTTGTATTCATTTGAGATTTCCTGGAACGCATCAAGGATTTCTTTAGGATAGGCCTTTGCCGAAATGACACCGGATAAACAAAGCTGCTCGATGGCAAGAATCCGCTCTCTTGTTTCAGGATTTGAAAACACGTCATAGCCCCGGGTTTCCTTCACATGAGACCCATCCCACAAGATGCATACGGAGAAATGGTGGGAATTAAAAAAACGGACCATTTCGTCCGTCAGTGCTCTTCCATTTGAGATGACACCCAAGGTCATCTCGAGTTTTCGTTTTTCCATTTCCAGAACGACTTCTTTAATCGCATCAAAGTAAAGAAGCGGCTCTCCACCGTAAAATTGCAGGTGAATTGGCTGCAGGCTTTCCACTGAAAGCTCTTCAAGGAAGTCGTAGATTTCAGGGTTTATTTGTGCCGCCAAGGGTTCATGAACGAGAGGGTGCTGGAGACAGTAAGCGCAATTCATATTGCACGAATTTCCCAGCATGATAAATACCGTATTCACGGTTCTTCTAAAATATTTCATCTTCCGCTCCTTACCAAAATTTTTACAAGCCTTACGTTTTGCGCAGCATCTGCTTTTACAATCTGCCCTACTGATTGAGAGATGTCCTCCCCATCCATGGCCATGCGACCGACACCAGGCATTTCACTGGGGATGACCCAGCCGCCCTTTTCCGCCTTTCCGTACATCCTTACATGAACCCTTCCCGCAAGGGCAATCGGGATATAGTTTGGAAGATTTTCCTTTAGGATATCATCGGATGGTTCAAGGGATTTCCCGCCTATGATCTGGGCAAATTCCTCTGTATGAACGCCAACAACACACCTGGAATTCTCCGTAGCCCTGACATATCTTTCATAAGAAACGGATTCATCAAGGGCGATGATATCCCCACGCTGGGAATCACCGCCGCGAGGAAAGAATTCTGCGTAGTCGTTATAGACAGCGTTATAAACTTTCGCTGCCGTAATCGTCCCTGAAAGGACGAGATTTCCGTCAGAATCGGTAGAAACAAAGCGGCTATCATTTTCAATCTGAGAGGTTGCTGACGGAATGGCAGGTTTATCGAGAAGGTCACTGTAGCTTCCCGTTGTGGCAACTACGGACAAAACACCAGCCTGACCAGAAAGTTCAGCCTTTGTGGCATAGGTTTCCTTGATGTTGTTTCCAGCCTCGTCCTTAATGGCAGCCTGCGCTGTTGCGGTCGCATCCAGCTTTTTCCCGATTGCCTCCATGACCGTTGTCGCAAAGTGTGGATTATTGCCAAGGGCGTTTGCCAGTTCTTTCAGCGTATCGAGAGAAGCCTCCGAGCCGTTAACCAGTTCCGCGATTTTCTGTTTTACATAGGCCACATTGGTAATCTGTGTCTCCTGGGCCGTTCCCGTTGGTGTCGGAGCAGAAGGCGTCCCAGTAAGAAATGCGTTATTTACATTGGCCTTTAAGTTAAGATCGGCCTGCATCTGCGCCAGTTTTTCGCTGGCCGCATCAGCACTCTGTTTCGCCAGGGTAGCTGCATTCTGGGCCGCACTGTTTTCTTTCCCTGCCGCTTCAGCGCTATCAGCTGATGCCTTGGCGCTAATCTGGGAGGCACTTGCGGACTCAAAGGCCTTACCAGCACTCACCCTGGCTTCTTCTGCCCACGTTTTTGCTGAGTGGCTGCCCCGGATTTCATCTGGCTCCTCAGCACTTTCGGCCCAGGCTTGCGCCGTTTGGCACCAACTTTTCGCTGACCGGGCCTCTGAGATGCCATCCGGCGCTCCTTCACTTTCGGCCCATTGTCTTGCCGTATCGGCCCAGGTTTTAGAAGAACGCGATCCTTCGCCAGCTGGCGCCCCATCACTTGCAGCCCACGCCTCTGCCATATTCTTGCTGTTTAGGGCATCGGCAGCATAAAGCCCGGCTTCTTCCTTATAGGCCCTAGCCTGGTCTGCGGCATAGCCGTCAACGATACCTGCCATCTCGACTTCACTGTTGTTTCTTACTTCGAGCGTCACTTCCACATTGGCGGTTTTCGCTTTGTCAGACATTGTGCGCCACCCCCTTGATAATGAAAGATTTCGTAAAAAAGCAGGTCAGAATCTGCTCTGTCTGATCGTTGATGATGGCAAGGTCATAAATGTATGAACCAGGTTCCAGGGCATCAAGTGCTCCTTTCGGAACCACCACGTCGACGAAATTATTGTCCGGATTGTAAAAGGTGTCAGAGTAGACAACTTCTGTAGAATTGGTAGTTTTCTTAATCGCAAAGACCACCTTATCTGCATTCGTAAGTTTGTAGTTACTAAATCGGAAACGAATGGAAAAAGTATCGTATTGAGAAACCTGGATATTTTTATTTTCATCAATGAGAAGCATCTTAATTTCCTCCTGAATCGTCCGAGCAGTCGCAATTGCAGTTGGTCCGAATGATGGATCTTGTATATTCCTGCGTATGGGAACGATTCACCAGTTCCTGCAAAATCCTACGCAGGGAATAGGTACCTGCGGGTATGCCCCGGTGAGTCTTTAAATGCCCCACTTCCTTTTCAAAGTCATGTTTTACAGGCCCTGAATATGTTGTGTTATCCCAAGAGGCGACACGCATAACGATAGCTTCCCTGTCGGGCTGGGTGCTAGACGTGACAGAAATTTCGACTTGATCAACCAGCCGGTCATCTGTCAGCGTTCCCATTCCGTTATAGGTCACCTTCACAACTTTTCCAGCATCGGCTGCCGAGAACTTGATGGTTCCCGTATTCCACCCTTCGATTCCGTGTTCTGTTGTAAGGTAATCCGGCCAGTACTGTCCCTGTGTCGGTTCCTCCGAAACCTCGGTAAGCATTGTACCGTCTTGGAATTTAATCTGAACGGTCGTCGGAGAGGTTTTCTGAGGCACCTCAGAAAGACGGATTGTGTAGGGGCTGTTATTAGGAATTGTATGCGTCTCATCAAAGATTTTCTTGATGTTGAATGTGTTTTCAAACGGGTCAAATCGATAGTCATGAATGGCCATTATCCTTTTCCTCCCTTCCATTGCTTGATTGCAGAAGACTGGGATTGCTCAATATCTTTTGACCGTCTTTCGATGTCAGAAAGATACCGGTCAACCGAGAACTGAGGTTCCCCAAGTTCCATTTCAGTTTTGATGCCACTGGATCCTGAAACCGTGTATTTTATCTTTTTGATTGGATAGGTATCCGTCTTACCATCGAGCCTCCGAATCTCTGCAAGGCCCTCCGTCGACATATGCCGCACATTGAAGGTGCCATCAGGATACGGGTATTCAAGGTTGATGCCGCTTACCTTGGCGGATTTCAAAGGGGCTTTGTACTGACGAATTTGGTTAATGCCCCACCGCTGGGCATCAGCCGTATTATAGGCTTCAGGCAAATTCCACACCTTTTGATGCACGCCATAGGTTCCCTGGCTATCCTTATCTTCTACTATGCAGAGCCACTGCTCGCCTTGTTCGTCTATATTCCCGCCTTTGATCCGTGCCCAGTTTACGAGCTTTGACACATCCCAGGAAGGCGTGTAGGAAGCAAGGTGTTTTCCTACGGTAAGGCGTGCCTCTTCGTTCACGGAAGCATCCCGTCTTCTGAAATAAAGGCAGCGGAATTCATCTACGCCGTACACGTAATCCACGGCAAAGTCTGCCAGGGTTTTAAGGGCCTCTTTTACGGTTACTCCGTCAAAGACAAGTTTCGTGGGACTGTAGCCGACCGATTGAATCTTGCTATCGTTATAGACAACCTGAAGGGTCTGCCGTTCCACTTGCCGCGCAATATCACGCACAATATCGCCCACATCCATCTTTTCGTAGGTTTTCCAGAGCATCACATTATCCAGGCGATTATAGAAGCCATACCCTTTGTAGACGAACTTCGTTTCTGTCGTGCCTTCAATAGGTTGGCTGATGATGTAGCCGCTGTACCAAGGTTTCTGATCCCCATAAAGATGGATATCGATGCGCTGCATATAGTCAAGCTGCGTATTATCCGGCCGTCTGTAAAAAGAAAGCTGGCACTGACCGCAGCCGGTATTTGTAATTTCAAAGCTCAACTCATTCAGGGAATTGGCTTCACTGCCGCCTCCGAAGATGGCCGTTCTCGTTCCGTCCTTCTTATAGGCGTAAACGACAAATTGTCCTGGGTAATACTCATGAACCTTTCCCCGGTCCCCTTTTCCGTCTCTGCCGCCGATAGGCCCGGCAAAGATCCATCTGCCGTACATACCGCGTTTAAAAATGAAATTACTCATTTTCACCACCTAGAAAAGCAGACCTCGAGGTCTGCCGTTTATCATATAAAAAAGGCTCCTGCCGCTACAGGAGGCCCGATTTCACACACTTAAATGAACCACCGATTGGTATAGGTTATTTCAACGGTTCCAGCCCCACCTGTATAAAGAAAGAGATTGCCTCCCGGTTTAGCATGGAGGAAAGTTCCCGTAAAAGCATTGATGCTGTTATCCTCGCCTCTCCAGACTGTTCCTTCCTTACCATTTACAATCGAGATTTTAGGAGCAACAAGAAGGGCGTCTGCCAAGGTGAACTTTTCCTTCGCTTCTTGATGCCACACAGTAACATTCGTCATGCGGTCCGCAGGGATGAAGCGGAAGGTAAGCGGTGTGTCAACGCTGCCAAGATTATGCAGAACCATTTCGGCCTGGACGGTCGCCTGCGGAAAGGTAAAGACCACTTTGGATTCCTGGGCCTCATAGCGAAAGGGATCTGAAAGAAGCAGGGAAATGGTGATGATGCTCCACCGCTGTTTAAAGCCCTTCTCAAATTTATGTTTTATTTTTGAAAGGCAGGCCACGTGATAAACTCGGTCATCCCGTCCTGCCCTGAGGGAGTAATCCGTTTGGCTGAAAAAGGTATAGGCCTCGTTCAGGACTTCGTCATGCTCCTGCTCAGTTAGACCGGACATGGAAAATTCCACCTGAATCGTTCGTCCGTCTATCTTACCGTCACCTACGGCATCACTGCCGTGGGAAAAAGCTCGGGACTGGAGTTTGCTGCGGAACGTATAGCTTCCACTGTCAGTTAGGCTCCAGGAAGCGGGCAGTTTATATTCCACCCCGTTTTTGGTAATGGTAAGGCCCGTCTCTCCTGTTTTCCTTTTTGGAAACATCATCCTAAGCACCTCTCAATCCCGAAAGCACAGCATCTGTAAAGCCGTCCATCAAATCGTTTAGATCGGCGGCATTGTTGATATCACCATAGTTATTGAACGTCGTGTTCATTTCTTTGTTTTCCGTCGTTTCACTGGAACTTGTGATGCCTTCCGCGATGCTGTCAAACACAGCCTGGTTAAGCGGGAGGGCCACCTCGTCCCCGGCATCACCAAGAACACCGATAAGGGGCCTTGTAAAATAGCCGCCCTTTGCGTAGTGAGGAGCTTCTCCCCCTTTTCCTACACTGGCGGCACTGCTTGTTGCCGCAGCCGCCATACCGATGCCGATAGAGCCCGCCGTTCCGCTTGATAGCAAACTTGTTGCAACAGGGCCGGCTGAAGGATCAATAACAAGTTTCAGCCAGGCTGCTGGAGCCAAGGCTCCTGCCGCCGTTGTACCTTGGGCTACGGTTTTTGCTGCACTTGCTGCATTGAGCTTATCCCCAAAAAGAGCAGTAACCAGCATACCCGAAAGCATCTGGGAAAAGTAGTTGGCAATGGCCTTGAGCATGGCCTTTCCCAAATCCTGGAAGGCGTCTTTTGCACTTTTGGCACCCATGAGGATATCCGTAAAGGCTGTCTCAAGACCGCTTAATGCCGTACTGGTAAGATCCGCGATAAGTTCGAGGGTTCCCATGTGGGCATTCATATAGGCTTCCTGGTAAGTATCCATGAGGGCCTTTTCCGCATCGATGTTGCTTTGTCGAAGCGCCATCTCCGCAGTCAGGGTTTCCTGAAGCATAGCAAGAGAGTTTTGATTGTACGCCTCATCAATGGCCGTCTGGATATCCTTACCCTGGGCATAATAGGCATTTTGTTCATCAAGGGCACTCTTATAGGCGGCGGCCTTTTCAAGGTTCACCTGTTGGGCAAAGGAGATTTCATTGACTCCATGTTGCTCAAAAGCGATGCCTTTTTCCTTCAGGGCATTCAGGAATACCGCTTTTTCAGCATTGGTTAGGCTGATGAAGTCTTGAGAGATTTTAGCGTACTTATCTTCAATCGATGCCATGGCCTTTTCCATATCAGACTGCATCTTGGCAATTTCCTGTTCCTGTTTGTTGCCATATAGGGTAAAGTTGGCAGTCATGGAATCAAAGGAAAGGTCACGGGCCTTATTGATAAGCTCCCGTTCCTTAGCTTGTTCCTGGCTTAACGCATCGAGCCGCTTCTGTGCATAAAGTTCAGTGAGGCGCTGTTTATCTCGCTCATAGTTTTCATTTGCCGTTTTAGACTTTTCAAGTTCATCGACTTCTTCTTTGTACCAGCGATCAACAAGAGCGCTTTTTGTCTGAAAGGTGCGGAACCATTCTTCTTCAATACTTTTACTGGTTTGAGCGGCTGAATTAGCAAGCTGATCGGCGCCTTTCATTCCCCCGCCTCCACCGCCAGCAGCACCTCCGCCGCCAGCTGGAATGGCCGGTGCTTCACTGCCTTTAAGGTTACTGAAATCAGGAAGCTTGAATTCTCTTTTAGCTGGGCTTCCCCCGCTTTCCCCACCTGCTTCCTCTCCTCCGACTGCACCAAGCGCCTGATTGGTGTCGACGATTTTCTGGATTATATTAGTCAGCCAGCTGATTGCAGAACTTACGAAGTTTGCGATGGTGGATAGCGCACTCGATGCCCAGGACGGCAGAATGCTCTCTGCCATATCTGAGAGGATACTTCCAATTTCATCCGTGCAAGATTCGATTCCAGAAACAAGCCAGGTGAAGCCGTCCAGGATCCACGTCACGCAAGCGCTGAGCGTTGAAATGAAGCTAAGGATGCCATTTACAACAACCCCGATAATCTGAAGCGACGCATAAAAAGCAGCCGCCATCACAGCCCCAACGAGGGTAAAAAGAGGAGACAAAGCCTTGAGGCTTGCACTAATATATTGAGCCGCCGTACCCACCATTTCCCGAAGGGAATCAATGGTCTTCGTTACACTTTCCATTTTGATGCCCATGGCCCCCAACGTGTCCTGAACCGTGATGCCGCTTTTCCATAGTGCATAAAGGGCCGTCACGGCAGCAAGCGCCGCTGCAATAAACGGAGAAGCCGCTGCAACAGCGGCAATAAAGGGTGCCGCAATCATGGCGAGCTTTGTCACAAAAAGCCCGATAGCAGGAATGGCAAGGCCAACAAGAGTTGTCACAATGAGCAGGATGCCAAGCTGAAATTCCGGTGGAATCGCCGTAAGAAGCGCTTCTTTAATACCGGATGCCTGTACCGTCGCCGCAAAGTTTGTCAGCATATCCCCAAAATACTGGAAGATACCGGTGATATTAAGGGCTTCTGCAATGCGCATCCCCACCTGAGCCGCGGATTGTTCGATTCCATCCATGAGCGTGGACCAGGTCCCGCTGATGGTCTGGCTTTGCTGATCCATCATGCCGCCGAAGCTTTGTTCCATTCCGTTCACAAGTGCGGAAATCCCCGTTGCGGCATCAATGGCGCCTTTAGACACCATTGACATCGCTTCCGGTACGGAAACGCCAATCTCCTCAGCCAGCATCTTCCAAGCCGGGATGCCCGTTTCCGTAAGCTGCATCATTTCGCCGGCCTGCACCTTGGATTTTGCAGCCATCTGTCCCAAAGCAAGCGTGATACGGTTGATGCCGTCAGCTCCCAGCCCTACGCCGGCTGCCGCATCCCCAACTGCAGTCAAGGTCGGGATGACCTGTTCAACAGAAAAGCCAAAGGCAATGAACTTCTGGGCTGCCTGGGATACCTGATTGAATTCAAAAGGCGTTTTCGCGGCAAATGCCTGCATCTCTGCTAAGAACTGCTGTGCCTTTTCCGCGCTTCCCAGCATATTGGCAAAGGCCGTTTTGGTACTTTGAAGCCCCGCCCCGGCCTTTACGGAAGCTGCTCCAAGGGCAATAAGCCCTGCACCGATTCCTCCTAACACAGCAAGGGACTTCTTCGAGATATCCAAGGCCTCGGGGCCAAAGGCGCTTTTAATCTGACGCTTGGTTGCATTCAGTTCTTTTTTTAGATCGGACGTATCTGCCCCGATCTTGACAAGAAGGTCAGCGATTGTCGCCATGCTCTTCAGCTCCTTTCTGTTTGAATTCCTCGAAGAAGGCATCCCTTTCGGCAGTCATCTGGGCAGCTGTTTTCTTTGGAATAAATGGACGCATCAATTTCTCTGTTCGTACAGGCTTCTTTGTATGAACGCTCATCAGGCAGGCAATCCAGTAGGCTTTTTCCCACCGCTTCCGCTGCTCTGACTTAAAACGACACTCAACCATGCGATCAAGTTCCATGGGTGAAAGCGTATAAAACTGGGTGGGCAGAAGCTCAAGCATTCCATATGCCACCTCTTCTGCCCATTTCAGCCATTCATGAAAAGACGGGACAGCCCGCTGCCCCGCCATCAGTTTTTTGTTTTTGTTTTTTCGCCGGCTGGTGCTTCTTCCGGAAAGACGGCATAATACACCTCTTTGCCTAGAATTCCAGAGCCTGCAATAGCCTTTACTACAGGCTGCGTAAATTCATCAAGCTCATGTCCTTCATCAATCAGCTCCTGCATCTTGGTGGCATACCACTGAGGATTTTTGATTCCGTGGTGGCGAAGACCAATAGAAAGAAGTGCTGTCAGGATGCCCAGATTAAGGTCCTGGTTCTTGATGATGTCTCCGGCACTCTTACCGGTCAGGCTTTCCACCTGGATCAGGCGCCCGATGTCAAAATAAAGGTACTGACCGGGGCCGAATACTTCAAAATCAATCTTCTTCATTTACCAAATTCCTCCTTGCTTTTACTTGCCGCTGGTACTTGCTGCGGCAGCACTCGCCCCATCAGACTTTTTAAGTTCGCTCAATGGGCCGTCGCCGGAAATTGTGCCAGAAAGAGTAGCGACATCGTCATGAGGTGTGGAAAGACTGCATTCCGTCACAGAACCCCAGCCCGTCACATAGCTCTTATCCGGGTATTCGAATTTGATGTGTACTTGCTTTCCGGCAAAGAAGGATGCCTCTAGGAAGCGAGCGCCTTTATCTCCAGCAAGATAGACGGATTCCAAGTCGATGGACCAGTTTCGCAGCCCTGGAATGGTGGATTTCCATCCACTTGTGGTTTTGCTGCTTGCATCGATTTCATCGGCCTGTCTCGTAAGGTCCCCGCTTCTCTGGCCGCCAAGGAGCAGCCAAGTAGGGTTCACATCAGATTCGCCGGCATTGAGATAGATCAGATAATCCTTACCTGCCGTTGCGGTATTGGATACATCACTGCGGCTAGGAAAAGTTGTCGTTGCCATACACTATTCCTCCTTATGGATATTTTGGATGAGCAGTTCAAAAGTAATCACGCCACTATATCCCGTCTCATCTTCAGGATAGGTTTCGTAAAAATCAACACCCTGGGCATTCACGTAAAACTCGTCTGCTGAGAGGTCAATCTGGTTGGCTCCCAGAAGGTTGATCAGTCTTTCTGCCAGGTTATTGATTTCAAAGCGACCCTTGTAGTTACTGTAAATATGAATATGGACGGAAAGATGAGTCATATCTTCCGTCTTGGAAGATTTATCCTGCACCGTGGTTGCTCCAAGCGTAATGAACGGGAGCTTTGCTTCTTGAGGGACAAAATCGTACACGGGCAGCTTTGTATGCTCCCGCAGAAATTGAATCAGCGCTTTTGTAAGCGCATTGTTTGGAAGTCTCTTCATGGTTATGGTTCCTTCATGGCTTTCTTTACTCGATCAATAATGGAAGGCTCCACGTAATCATAGGAGGGTTTTAGAAAAGGCTTTCCTGCCCGTGCAGGAATCCTCACTTTTTTAGCAAAGACAGCTTGCTCCTTGAAAAAATGCAGAGCCCTTTTTTTCTTTGGGCGAACAGTATGCGCCCTGCTTCCAAATTCCACCAAATGGGCGTATGGAAGCTCACTAAACACTTGTCCTTCCAGCCGCATTGCAGAAAACCTTTGTTTGATGGATTTCCGAAGAGTGCCCGTTCTCTTTGGTGCTCTTTGCCGAGCTTCACGAGCGATTTCAGTGGTTCCTTTACGAAGCACTGTTTCGACCTTAAGCCGCGACTTCCCATCCCAGGCCGAGATTTCCCGGAGGGTCTTTCCAAGTTCACCAGAGGTAACCTTTACGGTAAAAAAGGGCATCCTTACACCCCCTGCTCGAAACGATGAATGATGAGGGTGGTCATATCCCGAAACGTATTATCTACAGTCTCGACTTCGAAGATTTCCCCCAAAAGGGAAAGACGCCATCCTCTTTTTATTTCCTTGTGCGGTCTGATTCTAAGTCTGAGCTGTTCCCTGTTCATTGGTGTTCCCTGGGCCTGCTGCTCTGCATAATTTGTCTGTACAACCTGTGCCCAGATAAATCCTGCGCTTTCATAGTCTGTGCTCAGGCCACCATACCCATCTTCGGAACTGACGGGTTTGAAAAGCTCTATCCGTTTATCCAGCTTTCCTATTTTCATCAGAACAATTCCTTTCGCTCACCGAAAAGCAAGGAGCGCAGGATGAGAACCAATTCCCGATAATTGGCCTCCTCCCTGTGCTCATAAAAATAGGCTACGGAAAAGAGAATCCCCATGCGAAGCGTCTCGGTCTTTGGAGGATTCTCATTTCGCAGTACATCAAGACACAGCCTTTCGGCAGAAGCAAGCAGATAGGATACAGTCTCATCTTCTGCGTCATGATCGATACGCAGATATTCCTTTGCTTCTTCAAGTGTCACATACATGGTTTATCCCTTCGCTTTTACTTCCAGTGCCTTGACAGATTCCTTCAGCATCAGGAGACCGTCCACACGCTGACTTGCAAGGAACCCAATCTGACCGTTTGCAGCGTAAAGCTCATTCAAGCGTTTAAAGGAGCGGTATTCCCGGTCGGCAATCCAGTAGTAGCTAAAGTCACCGAAGATAAGCGGTCGTTTGCCCGCTGCAAGTTCAGGGGCAAAGGAAGAGCTGTAGCAGGGACGGTTCAGGATGGTATCAGGTGTTCCCACCGTAACAGAAGGCTGCCAGATATAGTTCCCGTTGTTGTCCTTGAGTTTGCGCAGGGTCTTTACCGTAGAATCGTTCAGGATCCAAGCGGCCTTTTTGCGGTACGGAGTGCGCAGGGAATGATAGAGATCAATGACGTCATCAAACGTAATGGACGTCATTCCTGCCGTCACGCCAAGTTCTGCAGAGCCAAAGACGCCGGTAGGCTTGCTCTTGCCATCACCAATGAGGAAGGCTTCTTCTTCCTTCGTTCCGATACGACGCGCAAATTCGTTTGCAATGTAGGTTTCAACGTCAAAGGCACTGTCGTTCAGAAGTTCTTCAGAAACCCTGATTGCCGTGCCAAGTTTGTACGCGCCAATGGACTGCTGACCAAACGTATCCTGGCTATCAGGGTACAGGCCATTTTCTTCCATCCAGGAGGCTTCCCCATGGCCGGTCACAACAGGAATCTTTCGGTCCCCGCTGGTGTGGATGACCGTACCTAATTTACGGAAGAAGTTTTCTTCCTGAAGCTTATCGACAAGCGTCTTTTCATATTCCTCAGGAACCAGATACCCACCATCAGAATCTGTACCGACGCTCAGTGCATTCTGCACATCGATGAAGCCCTTATGACGGATGCTGTTCCAAAACGCCTGCGCATAGGCTTGGGAAGCGCGGCCTTTGAGTTTTTCAATCTGCGTACCATTGCCGGGCTGCTCGATGATTGGTTGGGAAGTCGGTTTGGACAGGATGGCATCCATTGCCTGCTGCCGTTCAAGCCGTTCGATTTCCTTGCCAAGCTGTACAACATCATTTTCCATTTTTTCATAACGCTCTGTGTTCTCGGCAGAAACCAGCCCATTTTCATCACGGACCGTATCCAGAAATGCCTTAGCAGATTCCCAGATGTTTTTACGCTTTTCTCTTAATTCTAAAATCGTATCCATTCGAATTCCTCCTTAATGAATGAGAAGAGCCAGCCGATGTTCCAAATCGCTGGCGAGAGTTTTCTTAACCCGGCCCTCAGAGGTTTTCTTCGGTTCCAGTTTGTGGACAAAAGAATTTGTGACGGTAATTGGCGTATAGAGCATGGCTCGCGACCCTTCCGGCACAGAAGCCTCTCCATACAGGACTTCATCGGCAAAGCCAAGCTCCACCGCTTTTTTGGCATTGAGCCAGGTCTCGGAATCCATCATCTTGGAAATCTTCGCCCGGTCCATACCGCTTTTCAGTTCATAGGCATTGATGATGCTTTCCTTGACTTCATTAAGCATACCAATGGCCTTTTTCATGGCCTCCGTATCCCCCATGGCCACCGTTGCTGGATTATGGATCATGAGGATTGCAACAGGAGACATACAAACACGGCTCCCCGCCATTGCAATAACCGAAGCCGCTGATGCAGCAAGCCCATCAATCTTGACCGTGATCTTGCCGGGATATTCCATCAGCATGTTGTAGATTTGGGCGGCAGCAAAGCAATCGCCCCCAGGACTGTTGATCCACAGCGTGATATCCCCGCTGTCCTCAAAGAGCTCTTTCCGGAAGGCTTCTGGTGTGACTTCGTCGCCCCACCACGTTTCCTCCGAAATTTGCCCATCAAGGTACAAGGTCCTCGTGTTTCCAAATTCGTCAGGAACCGAGTTTTTTACCCAGTTCCAAAATTTACGGTTCATTCGTACCTCCTTTGTTAGCAAACAAGCCAGCGTCCTTAAGTTTTGTCATGCTTCCATTTACAAGATAAAGATTCCCGCCCTCCTCATCGGGAACTGGATTCATGTCCTCCATTTCCCGGATATCATTTGCTGACAGCCAGCCATTCTGACGTCCAATGCTGTAGCCTTTCATACGGCTCTCGTAATCGCCTCTTAACAATCCATTTACATTGAACTTGAGGAAATATTCCTCCTTTTCCCCGGGCAGAAAGAGCGCCTTTTGCATAGCCTGCTCCCACCGGATGACCCAAGGGTCAAGCGTGTATTTCACAAATTCCATGGATTGCTGCTCGATATTGTTGAAGGAGCTTTTTTCCAAGTCCCCAATCATGTGAGGCGGAATCCGGTAGAGCCTTGCGATTTCATTGAGCTGAAATTTTCTCGTTTCAAGGAACTGGGCCTCTTCTGGTGGAATTCCAATCTGCTGGTATTTCATGCCTTCTTCAAGGACGGCTACTTTGTGTGCATTTCCGCTTCCTTGATAGACGGCATTCCAGGAATCCCTGACCCTTGCCGGGTCTTTCAGGATGCCCGGATGCTCCAGCACGCCGCTGGGGTTTGCCCCATTTGCGAAAAACGAAGCTCCGTATTCCTCACAAGCAAGCGTCATGCCTACGGCATTTCTCGCCATTGCAATCGGCGAATAACCAACAAGGCCATCAAAACCAAGGCCCGGAATATGAAGGACATCTTTCCGGTCAAGGGAAACCTGACCATAGGGCTTTATATGGGGATTTTCGTCATTTACTTTTGTATAGACATACCGGATGTTTCCCTGTTCATCTCGATAGACTGACATCCGGTCCGGACGCAGAGGATACAGCGCAATGATTCGTCCCAGGGCATCCCGGATGATTTGGGCATAGGCATTTCCCCAGATGAGCAGATGGCTCATCAAAGTCTCCCTGAAAATGAATGAAGTCATTTCAGGATTGGGTTCGTCGTGAAGCAGCCGGTAAAGCGAGTGCCGATAGACCCGTTCCTTTCCCTTATCCGTGTAGCGATAAAGCTGAAGCGGAAGGGCAGCCAAGGTTTCCGACAAAATCCGTACGCAAGCGTAAACGGCAGTTGTCTGCATGGCCGTGAATTCATTGACGGCTTTTCCGCTTGTCGTAGGCCCGAACAGGTACCTAAAATCTGTGCCGGAATACCAGTCTTTCGGCTTGTCCCTTGTTCGAAAGAGCTTTGATAAAAATGGAATCCTCATAAATTACCTCCTGATTTTTTATCGCAAATGATGTCGCCATTTCAGGCAGCTACGAAAAACGGGAAACCCAGCAGATGCCGGATTTCCCGTTTCTATTCAAAATGAAAGAACGCCTCGTTCATCATAGATGCTGCCACTTGACCCGTGGCGTATGGACCGGTCAAGGGCCATGATCGTAGCAACGATCCCGTCAATCTTTTCGACAGATTTTTCCTTGTCCGGCTTGATGTTTCCCGCCGGATCCTGCCGCATCACCACGTTCCCCGCCATCCATTTAAGGACGGGGTTCCCGCCGTGAATGAAGTTTCCCTCCATAAGTAGTTTAAACAGCTCCTTTGACGGAGGCGACATATCCTTAAACCCCTGACCGAAGGGAATCATGGTAAAACCCATCCCTTCAAGGTTCTGAACCATTTGTGTGGCATTCCACCTGTCATAGGCGATTTCAGCTATGTCATACTCCATGCCGAGCTTTTCAATAAACTGCTCGATAAAACCATAATGGATGACATTGCCCTCCGTCGTATTTATAAATCCCTGCTGTCCCCAGACGTCATAAAGCACATGATCTCGGCGGCAGCGAAGTGCCAGCGTCTCTTCAGGAAGCCAGAAATACGGAAGGACGATGTACTTTTCTGTTTCTGTTCGAGGCGGAAAAACAAGGGATAAGGCGGTGATGTCCGATGTGCTCGATAAATCAAGCCCACCATAGCAGCGCCTGCCTCTTAAAAGTTCCTTATCTATAGCCGCATTCCCCTTGTCATACACCTGCTCTGAAATCCACCGAACAGCAGCTGACGTCCAGATATTGAGGCGCAGCTGTTTAAAGACATTCTCTTCTGCCGGATTTTCAAGGGCATTCCGGTAGGCTTCCCGCACCCGATCGATTTGGATAGTGTACCCAAGGGAGGGATTTGCTTTGTACCAGTTGTCCTCTTTCGTCCAGTCATCCTGGTTCTCAAGCCCGAACACAACGGGATAAAAGGCAGAATCCTTTTTTCTCCCCGCCATAAGGTCGAGGGCCTTCGTATGAAGCTCATAGCAGATGCTGTTCTTGTCAGTGCCGGCAGTCGTGATAATAAAAAAGAGCGGCTGTTCCCGTGCGTCCCCGGAGCCTTTTGTCAAGACGTCATATAGGTGGCGATTTGGCTGAGCATGGATTTCATCGAACACAAGGCCCGATACATTAAGGCCATGTTTGGTTCCGGTTTCAGCAGAAAGAACCTGGTAGAATCCGGCATTTCGATAATTGATGATTCGTTTTCCGGCTGTTCGAATCTTGGATCTTCTTGAAAGAGCTGGGCTCATTTCCACCATTTGCTTTGCCACGTCAAATACGATTGACGCCTGGTTACGGTCACATGCCGCCCCATAAACTTCTGCGCTGGGCTCGTTATCTGCATAGAGCAGATACAGGGCGATTGCCGCTGCAAGTTCACTCTTGCCATTCTTTTTTGGGATTTCTATATAGGCCGTCAAAAACTGTCTGTTTCCATCTGCTTTTACGATACCGAATAGGTCCCTGACAATCTGTTCCTGCCAGGGAAGCAGGAAGAAGGGGTTCCCTGCCCATTTTCCCTTTGTATGGCATAGGTTCTCGATAAAGGCAACGGCCCTGTCTGCTTTCGCTTTATCGTAATGAGAAGTCGGCAGCATGAAAGGCGACGGTTTATATACAAATTCCAAAATTCATTACCCTCCCAGAATCCGTTCCATCTCATCAACAGCCCCCTCGCTCTCAATCGAATCATCAATCATGCGACTTCTGGCAGATGGGGTCAGGCCAAACTGCTCACAGAACTTCAGCATGATTTTTAGATTTGTTTGAGCGATGGATACCTGTGGAACTTGTTGGAGATATCCATTTGGCGTTCGAACCATATCGCCATGCTTTGTAATAAATTCTTCAGCACCCTTCCAGCGGGCATACGCCTGGCAATAACCAGCAAAAGCCATCATATCGAGATTCGTCAGCATCCCCATTTCAGCAAGGATTTTTCCGAGCCGTTTCCATTCTTTCTTTGCATCTTCCTCCAGCCAGTCAGGGCATCTGGGCAGGCGCCCTTTTGGCATGGGTTCCCTTTTATTCAGGGGCCGATGCCCTGGATTTCCTTCCAACACTTTGAGTGCTGTCGGTTTCGGCTTTCTTCCTCGAATCGCCAATAGCACTCACCTCCTCTGATTTATAGCAAAAAGGAGCCGCTCGGCGGCTCCTCCGTTTTTTCTTGTTTTAGTGTTTCATGGCCCATTCAATGGCATGGCCAGCATCTTCGAATCTTTCTTCGCTGACTGCAACCGGCTTGATTTCCCCTTCGCAGGTATGATCCTCGGTGGTGTATCTGTAAGATGCCGCAAACCAGCAGTTTCCAACGTTGTAAAAATACCCTGCCATAATGACCTTGTCTCCGTATTCCATGACATGCTCCCAACGCACATCGAGCTTTTCGGAGGTTGTTTTTTCCGAGAGTCCGTAGGCTTCCACCAGTTTCTTCAAAGTTGCTTTTTTCATTTTTGTTTCCTCGCTTTCGTGTGCTTTAATTTGGGTGTTCCCCTTTTGCATGTATATATATCACTCTAAAGGCACATAATAGCAAGCGAATATCTAAATATTTATGAATTTATTTTTAATTTTTATTGAAAATCTGCACAATTATTTATGCTATCTTTGGGCTATTTTTTCAGCATGGAGTTGTGCTTTTTCTTCGTTAGGAAATGCACTGTATCCCTTTAGGCCCTTCAAGAGTTCCATGCGGGATTCGTGGTATCTTTTCTCCCCCATGCCAATCCGAAGGAGCCACATACGCATATAGTATTTCTCGTTTTCAGGCTCCTTTTTTCTTAGGCTGATGTATTTTGATTTCTTAGCAGACTGGAAAGCCAGTCCCAGCATTTCAATGATGCCCCGAACTTTCTCACTGCGTCCTTTAAAGGAAAATCGGAAGAGTACTTTATCTTCCGTAAAGGAAACACCCTTGATGCCGTCAGAATGGGTCTTACAAACATCCAAGAAATCATCAACAGTATTGATAGCCTTCTCCTTGAGTGCTTCAACGAAAGCTTCCGGAATAATAATCGCATCAGGTGCCATCACCCGATTCAGTAGATACTGCTGGGCATACAGCATGAATACGAGATTCATGAGGCCTTTGCCATCCTGACTTTGGACGGGGATTTCAAGTTTGATTGTATTGGCTTCCGGTGAAAGGATTTCCTCTTCCTGCAGGAATTTTTCAAGAGCGGGCAGGATGCTCTCATCATAGCAGTCAATCGTTCCGTCCCTCAGAATCCTGAATCCCGTACCCTCATAGGTAAAGGATGGGGTCCCGGTGTAGACCAAGGGTTCTCCATTGAATTCCTCCAAGATTTTTACCAGTTGCTTTCGATTATCAAGGCTCGTTTGAATTTCCATTATGTTTGTCCTCCTATAATTTGGTAGTACATATATCACTCTAAGCCCTGAATATAGCAAGTCATTTTTTACAGCTGCGCCTAATATAATCAGCAATTCCAGAGAGAACAAAATAAACGCAGGGCAGGGCAACTCCGTTTCCCCACATCCGATAAATGGCGCTATCAGCTGGTGGCTTTGAAAGCCATGTCTGAATTTGTCGGTCTGATTTCACCTTGCCCCCCATAGCGCTTGCATAATCACGGAATACGACTCGCCAGAACTCCATCTCCTCTTCCGATGGATTGCAATCAACAATTCCGTCGCACCAAGTGTCTGGGAAGCCCTGGAGCCTGCAGCATTCCAGAGGTGTGAGCCGGCGGACGTATCCAATCCCTTCATTGATGATTGGCGGAACCTTGTAATCCGTTGCAGGAAGAGCTCCGGCAATATTTTTTGAGGCCCGGGTGAAATAATCCGATTTGCTTGCGCAGTAAACTATTGCAATCCCGCCCTGCTGCCCATTTGGGTTGTTTCCGGCACAGTCAATCGTTCGGCTCGTCTGGGCTTCCTTGATTGTTCCTCTGGCACTTGCCTTATTGGTTCCTAAACTGGAAAGCCGCACATCATAGGTGGCAACAAGCGGGACATTGTTCCCACCGGTTCCCATATATTTAGTCAGTGTCGAACATTGTTTCAGCGGGCCGTTATATCTTGCGTCCTTACCATGATTCTCAAAGACTTGGGTGAGAACAACGGGTGGATGATGAGCCTCGGCACGCAGCGTTGCCGTATGGTCATCCGTCACGCTCATGTTTTTACCGCCTTGGTCATTCAGGCAAATTGTGCCTGTCTTATCAGGGCCTCCCGCAGCAATCCAGGAAGTTCCTTCCCTCGTGCCTCGGCTCGTCTCAGGATTCCAAGACAGGCTTTCCGGCTCAGATAATATTTGCAGGGCACCTTGTCCTGCAAAATCCGCGACAAGGAAGATTCTTCGACGGCGTTGGGCGACTCCCCAAAATTGGGCGTCAAGGGTTCTCCACGCAAGAGAAAAGGAATCTCCTTCGTCCAGGATAATGGCTCCTGATTTTTCCCATTTCTCAGGCATAGGCACATGAACTTCAATTCCTGCTGCGTCAAGGAACGCCTGTAACACAGCCTGGAAGTCTCTTCCTTCGCTGCACGATAGGGCTCCGCAGACGTTTTCCCACACAGCAAATCTTGGGTAACTTCCATCTGTTTTCTCCCTCATTTCTCGTATGATTCTGATGGCCTCCCGAAACAGGCCGCTTTCCTTGCCTTCAAGTCCCTGTCTATTTCCTGCCATGGACAGGTTCTGGCAGGGGCTTCCGAAGGTGATGATGTCTACGGGTTCCAGCGTTTTTCCGCTGATGTTCTTCACATTCCCGTAATGCCGCGTGTTCGGGAATCGCTTATGTGTCACTCGGATTGGGAAAGGCTCTATTTCCGAATTCCAGACGGGCGTTATTCCCGCCAGTGTTCCAGCTAGTTCAAATCCCCCGCTGCCTGAAAAGAGGCTCCCCAAAGTAAGATTACGTTTCATTGACAGCCTCACTGTACTGCATCCGTTTTTCGTCCCGTTCTACAAATACCCCATCAGGGCCTTTTTCCTTTACGTATCTCCGAACAATGACATCAACAAACTTCTCATCAAGCTCTATCCCATAGCAGATACGGTCTGTTTCCACACAGGCCATCAGGGTGGATCCGGAACCAAGAAAGGGATCGAGGACGATACAATGGGACATGGAAGAATTTCTGATTGGATAGGCCATGAGCGCAATGGGCTTCATGGTGGGATGATCCTTGCTGGATTTTGGTCTGTCGTATTCCCAGATTGTAGTCTGCTTCCTGTCGGAATACCACTGATGCCTGCCGCCCAGCTTCCAGCCAAAAAGGCACGGTTCATGCTGCCATTGATAAGGGCTGCGTCCGAGGACCAGCGCGTTCTTTTTCCAGATGCAGCACCCGGATAAATAAAATCCTGCGTCCTTGAAAGCCTTTCTGAAGTTATACCCCTGCGTATCGGCATGAAAAACGTAAATGGAAGCATCGCTTTCCATGTTCTGCTCCATGTTCACGAAAGCACAGAAAAGGAACTGGTAGAACTTATCGTCCGGCATATTGTCATTTTTGATTTTCCCGGCAGTCTCCTCCACGTTCACATTGTAGGGAGGATCTGTAAGGACAAGGTTTGCTTTCTTCCCGTCCATCAGCCTGTGGTAGGTTTCCGGGAGCGTCGCGTCACCGCAAATCACTCGATGTTCACCCAAATGCCAAATATCCCCGGTTTTGGAGAAGGTGGGTTTCTGCAGTTCTTCTTCCACGTCAAAGTCATCTTCCTTGACGTCCTTGCTGTGGACTTTGGAAAAGAGCTGCTCCACTTCCGGCGCTTCAAAACCGGTAAGGTCTACGTTGAAGTCGACACTTTTCAGGTCAACCAAAAGGTCTGCCAAGAGCTGTTCATCCCAAGCTCCAGTGATTTTATTGAGGGCTACATTGAGAGCCTTTACTTTATGCTCGTCCTCGATGTGAACCTGGACGCATTGAACCGTTTCATAGCCCAGATCCTTGAGAACGGTCAGTCGCTGATGCCCGCCAATGACGGTCATGTCATAGTTCACAATGATGGGTTCCACGTAACCAAACTCCTTGATGGAGTTCTTGATTTTTTCGTATTCCTTATCTCCCGGCTTGAGCTTTTTTCGCGGATTGTATGTAGCGGGTTTCAGCTGATCTATGGGGAGGTCTTTCCACTGCATCTCACTTTTCTTCATGTGTGTTTTCCTTTCCAAAAATGGCTGCAAGGACGGTCCCGTACCCATTCAGGTGCTGCCGTTTGCAGTAATTTCGAATGCTGTCTCTTGACAGCTTTAGTTTCTTGGCAATGACCTTATATCCAATGCCCTGCTTTCGCATTGTTTTAATCTGCTTTCTCTGGCACTCATTCATGTAATCAAACCCCTTTCGAGCATCAAAAAAAGCTCCGGGCCAGAACCTGGAGCTTTCGCTATTATATTTTCGTCCTTCAAATATCCCCCCTATGGAATTTCGCGTTTTTTCACGTTTGAGGGGGCGGCGGTCAGGGTTTTAGGAGTGGCAGAGATTTACATCCCCCCCCCGCCTTCTTGTCCATAACCGCTTGCCATGATAAACTAAGAAAAAATAAAGAAGGGGATCTCCATGCTAGCCAGTCGAAAAGCCATCCACTTGTTTGCTGAAATCTGGATGAGCCGTTTTCAATGCAACAAGTTACAGGCCTCCAACTTCTTTCTTCATGATTTTGAATTATGGTTTGGTGAGGAATGTAAGCTGCTTGGTTTTGAAATGGACCGCGGCCAAAAATTTGAAGAACGTCTGAAGCAGGAGGAAACAGCCCATCCCGGCAAGCCGCTTGCAGATTTTGTCAGCAACATTTACAACTGGGAGGCCCTAGGGTCTGCCCTGTTCTCAAAATGGAGATACTTGACGCACTGGAGCTCTGAGCCCTTGAACGAGTCAATTCCGGACAACACGGACTGGTTCCTTCTCCTGCTTCGCTAGTTGTACAATAGTTCTTCTAAAAACGATTAATATCTGTATTCGACATTCCGATCTTCTGTCATCGTCTTGTGGTCATGGCAGTTCTTGCAAAGGGGCTGCCAATTTTTGTCGTCCCAAAACAAATCAGGATCTCCGCGATGAGGTATGATGTGGTCAACAACCGTCGCTTTTACAAGCCGTCCCTTTTCCTTGCAGCGCACGCAAAACGGATGGGCTTTAAGAAACAGGCGGCTTGCCTTCTGCCACCGCCATCCATAGCCGCGGCGTGAAGCGTTCTTGCGGTCAGAGCTATGAAGCCTTGCGTGTTCAGCGCAGTACATTTCGCCATAAGGAGCAAGGTTCGGACAGCCCGGATGTTTGCACGGCGTTTTAGGTCTTTGCGGCACTTCCTTCACCCCTTTGCGTATCCTTCAGGGATACGGGTGCCGTGTCTTTTTAGCACCCTTTCAAGGCCCTTCAATGCAGCGGCTGCATTTCCAGACAGAGCCTGTCCCTTAAACGTCCTAAGCTGCTGCCGCGAAAGAACGTCACGGTATCTGCCCAATAGTTTTATGAATGCATAACTTCCCATTCTCTCACGCCTTTCCTTCAGGTAAAAGAAAAGCCCTGCGACACACAACTACGTTGTGCCACAAGGCTTTTTTATTTCTAATTCACTGTGACCATCATATCACTTTTCCATGGTGAAGTTAAAGTACCAAAGGGTGCAATTTAGTGCACGGTTCCAAGAATTTTTTCAACGCTCAGGAGGGCCTCCTTGTGAACCACAAAGACCTGCCTCCTGCTGATTCCTACCATCGCTGCGACCCGATCCCATTTAAGGAAGTGGATGTAGCGGTAACGCAGTACCAGACGTTCCTTTGAATCCTCAACCTTATCGATGGTCTTGCTGATTTCCTGTTTCAGGTCAACCAAGTGGTCAATCTGGGAATTGATGTGTTCTTCCCGCTCCCAGACCTTTTCAAGGATCTTTGTGAAGGATGCCTCGGTGGGTCGGTTAGGATTATGGTGTTCTTCAAAACCGGTTGAAGAGAGGCTTTGTGCCAGGCTTCTCAGGTTCGTGACTTCAAGAAGCTGGCTGTTGATTTCTTTATCTAGATAGAGCCCTTGCTCCAGATATTCTTTTACATTCATGTTCCAACCCCCAAATCTGCCTTCACGGCGTCAATTAAAGCCGCTTGGGATCCGTCCTTATGCTCCAAGACCTTCAGGATCCGTTCATCGATGGTGCCTTTGGTCACGATATGTTCAACGACCACGGTACGGCTCTTCTGCCCCTGGCGCCATAACCTTGCCACCGTCTGCTGGTAAAGTTCCAGGCTCCAGGTCAGTCCAAACCAAATAAGGATGCTGCCGCCAGCCTGCAGATTGAGGCCATGGCCTGCGGATGCTGGATGGATAAGGGCGATGGGAATCCGTCCCTCGTTCCATTCCCGGAAGTCCTCTTGCGTCTTCAGTTCCCTTGCCGGCATCCTTTGATGAATCCGCTCCTTATCGTGCTTGAACCAGTAGGCCACCAAAACAGGCTGCCCGTTTGCGCTTTCTACCAGGTCTTCCAGGGCATCCAGTTTTCTTTCATGGATGACCGCGGTATTTTGATCATCCGTGTAGATGGCTCCGTTTGCCATCTGCAGCAGCTTCATGGTAAGCGACGCTGCGTTTGCTGCCGTCACCTCTCCTTTTTCAAGGTCAAGGACAAGATTTTTCTTGAAGTCATTATAGCGCTTTCGTTCAGGATCTGCTAAGACAACTTCTTTTTTCACGCTTATCTTTTCCGGCATCTTCAAAAAGTCCGTAGCCTTCATGCTCACCGTTATATCAGAAATCTTCTGGTAGATTGCTTCCGCTGCGCCAGGCAGAAGTTTATAGGAATAAACCACAGGGCCGTTAAATTTATCAGGTCGAAAGTACTGAGTCCTGTACTGCCCGATGAAGGTTCCCAGCCGCTTTCCCATATCGAGTAAACGAAACTCGGCCCAAAGATCCATCAGCCCGTTCCCGCTGGGCGTTCCTGTAAGACCTACGATTCTCTTCACGTAAGGCCTCATGGCCTTCATTGCCTTGAATCGCTGGGATTGGTGGTTCTTGAAAGAGGAAAGCTCATCCAGGACAACCATGTCAAATTTCATTTTGCTGTTCTTAAAGAGCCAGGCAAGGTTCTCGCGGTTCACGATGTAGATATCGGCTTGTTTCATCAGGGCCTTTTTCCTTTCTACCAAGGTTCCAACAATCACGGAACAAGTCATGCATTTCAGGTGCTCCCACTTTCGAAGCTCATCGGGCCAGGTATCCCTTGCTACTCGAAGTGGGGCCACGACTAATACCCTTTCGACTTCAAAAGAATCGAACATCAAATCCTTGATGGCCGTAAGCGTCGTTACCGTTTTGCCCAGGCCCATGTCAAGAAGCAGCGCCGTAACCGGATGCTCCTTGATATATTCGATGGCGTACTGTTGATAGGCATGGGGCTTAAATTTCATCATGATCTGCGCCTTTCCCTTCGGGTCCGGTGGCGATTTGTTCAAGGATACTCTCCACCTGGTTTTTCCCATCAAGGATGAATACCTGGTAGCCCAAAGCCCGAAGCATGGCATGACGCTTTAACTGCAACAGTCTCGGCTTTTCCCCCGGCGCCTTTACTTCCACAAAGCCCGACTTCCCATCCCCCAATAAAACCAACCTGTCCGGCATTCCACAAAACGAAGGGGAAACAAACTTCAAAGCCACACCGCCACGTTTCCGGGTTTCTATCACCAGAAAATGTTCTATCTCTTTTTCTCGCACAATCAAACACCTCTTTTTGCTGAGGTGTCAGTCTATGTCACTCGTTTCCATAATTCTCTCTATAGTGATTTTTTATAAAAATCTGTCCTAAAGGAGAATTATAGAATAGACTAGCACCGACTGACACCCTTTCTTTTTTACTCAAGAAAATCAGTGGTTTTTACCATAAGTCCGTAAACCATTCGGCCATTTTTATTTCGTCTTCTTTGAAAGCCCGCGTTTTCCAGTGCAGCATAGAAATCTGTTGTGCTTCTTGTGTATTCATTCATCTGCTGACAGTACGAGCGGTAGGCCGTGTAAAGAGCACCAGACTTTTCACTGAAGGAAGGAGCGACATCGCAGCAGTCATCAAGAAAATGCCGCAGCCAGTCATTCTGTCCGCGATATTTTTGGATGGCCTCAGTGACACACTCCGGAGCATCAAGATGGAACGCGTTCTTGATGACCTGCCGCGCACCTTCGATGATCCAGGCCAAAATGGCAGGGCCTGCTTTTTCCACGAGATACTCCGTGTAGTTCTTGACTTCCGTTTTCTCCTCGAATTGGGCATTGAATGGAATGATGATGAGCCGTCGCCACGTGCCTTCATCGCTGGCGCCAACCCTTGGAAGGTGGTTCGTATATAAAATAAGCGTGTGCGTGGGTGTGAATTTGAAGGGGTCCTTATATTTCTTTTCGCCGCTCACTTCATCTGTGGAGCATAGCTGCTTTAGGATTGATGTCGAAAGGCGCACCCCCTCTTCCATTTCAGCTGCGATAACCATTCGTTTTCCCTTGAGCTCCGCCATCTCTGGGCGAACGTTTCGTTTGCACCCAGCCGTAAGCGCATCGGCAGAGATTCCTCCGCAGTAGCTTCCCATGACCCTTGCAATTGCGTTCCAGTAGGTGGATTTCCCGTTTCGGCCATCCCCATAGGCAATGACAAGTGCCTCGACGAAAACTTTTCCAATAGCCATCAGGCCACATATCTGCTGCGCATACCGGATGAGGCTTTCGTCCTGGCAGAAGAATTCACGAAGGGCCTTGTCCCAGATTTCCCTTCCCAGTTCACCTGGATCAACAGTCGTGCATTTCGTAATAAAGTCCTCGGGGTCGTGGGCCTTTCCTCCGCTGATTCCCTTTCGAAGGTCATAGGTGGCTGAAGGCGTATTGAGCAGAAACTCACTCCGGTCCAGTTCGTTGACCCGCATATGGATCATCGGTTTCAGCGCCTGAAGCGCCGAAATGATATATCTCATATCCCGCCGTTTCATGACAAAAGCCTTATATGCCTCGCAGACCTGGTACCGACTGAAATCCTTTCTTTGGTTCTCCTCGATGAGCTTTTCCAGTGTCTTTCCGCCCTTCTCGAAGGCAGCAGTGGGAACGCCAGATTCGACGAGGGCTTTCTTTGCTTCTGCCAATTGATCCAGGGCATCGGCAAGCTGCAAATCGAGGAATTCTTCTGCCGCCCCGACAGCCGCCTGTTTAGATTCTTCCCAGTAGATCCCGTTAAACCGGATGAAGTCCGTGTTATCGGTATAGCGCAGTTCATTTCGGTATTCCCTTGCAAGGATTTTTGCTTGTCCAATATCTGAGTAATCCTCTGGTTTCAGGGATTCTCCAGTGCCAAACTCCCTGTTATACTTTTCTGGATCGACATACCCTTCCTGCTTGGAAATCTTTTCACCAAACCGTTCAGCGCTGTGCCAGATTCGCATCAGTTCCTTTTCTTCAAGAGGCGGATCGCATTTCTTGGATTCTTCAAAGAAAATCTGGAACGCCTTCTCTGAGGCCCCGTAGCGTTTGATGACGCGTCCGGCAAAGCGGCTCATTGTATTGTTTCTTTTCCCTTGGGGAATGCTGTGGCTGGGGCCGCTTCGGGCGGCCAATAAATCAAGGATATCGATTGTCCCATCGACCCACGTTACCGTGGATTCTACCGTCCCGTATATGAACCGTGCTGCATCAAGCGCAGACCCATCAAAGAACGGGTACTGGTCGAACACGGAATGCTTGAGGGCGGTGTAGGCTACCTCCGAAACAATCGGTTCAATAGGAAAATATACATGGAAACGAGGGCGGGCCGCTTTCCCGTCCTTTACTTTCATATGGTTCCTTGATGTGGCAATGGCCATGGACACTCCTGGGAAAATGGAAGGCAGCTTCTCCGGTGCAATCCATCCCTTTGGATTTTCCGTATGGGAATTATCGCAATCCATTACAATGACATCAGATTTTTGGAAGTTCTCTTTACTTCGATATTGGTTTAGAAAGGAAGCGCACACATGGTCAAATCGAACCGCTTTTCCGAGCGCTTCCGAAGAATCAATCAGCTGCTTTGTAGGGTACCTGCAGTTAGATTCCTTCCCCGCACAAGGGGCCGTAAACAAGGTAAACTCCATTCATTGCACCTCCTTTATGTAACGCACGATTTTTCCTTTGCGATTGGCATAGGATATTTCAATTTCCATTCCTTCAGAAATCTGTTCTCCAAATACCCAGACCTCTGCACACTTTGAAAGGAGTACCAAGTCTATAAAAATAGCGAGATTTCGTTCCGTTTTATCATCCATGAACTGAGGTAAAAACAGATGAGGGGTTATTGGAATAAACCCCTTATCCAAAACATACCGGCTGTATCTTTTTGCCCGTTCAAGATTTTCATCCACATCACCCGCATAAGGTGAGCAGACATAGACGAGGGGCATAAAAGAAAATTTCACACCAATTAAATTCCTGAGGGCCTTGTAAGCGGTTGGATCCGGATAGTGTTCCGCATTACGCTTCAAGTTCTCCATGCTTTCCCTCCATGATTTCTTTTGCGCATTCATCACATACGATAAGCGTATCTTCGAGGGCGTTTCCATCGTTCAGGATTTCCTCGAGATTGACGGGGATTTCAGTTCCACAGATCGGGCAGCGGCAAAATACGTTCATTTTTGTAATATCAACCAAGACCTTCATGTGGTTTCCAACAGATTCTTTTGCGTAAAACATATAGCGCCTCCTACAAAATTTTAGGGTTTGTTTCTAAAAGTAACAGGACAAGCCGCAGGAAAATAAGAACTTCCCGCTCAATCTTTTTTATAAAAGCTGCACTCATACCCGTCGGCACGCAGCAAAAGTCCGGATGCCCACAGTGGCGTTTGGCCCATTTTCTGGCAGATGGATTCCACCTTTACTTTCGGGTCGCATTCGATAATCAGTTCATCATGAACGTGTCCAACAATGAGTTGATCTTCAAGGTTCAGCATCGAGAAACAAAGGATATCCCGGCTGATAGCCTGGACAATATTTTCCACGAACTTAGGGCCATAACTTTCCAGTCGTTCCCACTTTTTTGTAGGTCCAATGCCCTCATAAGTAACAGACTCCCCACCAAACTGGTTCTCGCCAATTCTTGGTTTCACATACGAGAGGTTTCGTCCGCTGGGAAGCCTGATAAAGAGCATCCCGCTTTTGCAAGCAAAGCGGATTCCCTTCACTTCCATGGAGACATGGCTCTTTACGGTCTGTTTGATTGCCCGGTCCACATCCCACCAAAAGGAGACAATATTCGGATTGGCGCTTCGCCATGAATCAACAAGGGGCTGCAGTTCATTTTTATCAAGCCCCATTTCAAGGGCACCCATGGCTTTAAGGGCGCCAACAGAACCGCCATAGCCAAGAGCCAGTTCCGCGATTTTCCCTTTCTGGCGAAGATGCCCATTTACGCCATGCTTTACCACTGGAACACCAAACATTGAGCTTGCAGAAGCGCAATAGATATCCCCGTTTTTTGCAAATACCTCAGAACGCCAAGTCTCTCCAGAGAGCCAGGAAAGTACACGTGCTTCAATGGCAGAGAAGTCTGAAACGATGAATTTCATTCCCTTTCTAGGAATAAAGGCAGTGCGGATAAGCTGGGACAATACATCCGGGATGGAATCATAGAGAAGTTCAAGTGCTTCATAGTTTCCCTGCCGCACCAGGGCTCTTGCCTCCTCAAGGTCGCCCAGATGGTTCTGCGGAAGGTTCTGCAGCTGAATATGGCGCCCTGCAAATCGTCCCGTCCGGTTCGCTCCGTAGAACTGAAACATGCCCCTTGCCCTGTGATCCTGGCAAGAAGTAAGTTCCATGGCCTGATATTTTTTCACGGATGATTTTGCAAGTTTCTGCCTTAAGAGAAGCACTTCACGCAAGGGATCCTTTGCCACCTTCAGGACTTCCTCGACCTGCGCTTTTCCAAGCGACTCCATAGGAAGGCCGTGTTCATTTAGCCAGCGCAGCATTTGCTGCACGGAATTCGGGTTTTCCAGTCCGGTTGCCTTCTGCAGTTCATCCATGAGTTTCACCCTCGATCTGTCATCGATGGAAATCGCCTCTTTAACAAGAAGCGCATCAACAGCAATCCCGCGGTCATTGATTTCTTGATCCATGTGGTATTCATCCCACAGATGATCAGGCACGGGAAAATTACGCAGCTTTTCCTGGATAGCCATTTCCACCTCTACATCTCGTTTGTTGTAGCTTTTAAAAAGTCGCCACTTCGTCATATCGTGGGTAGGAAGGTTTCGGGTTCTTCCCTCGTTGGTTTTCGTGGGCTTACAAGGCCCGCAAAAATAGCGAATCAATTCTTTCCCTTCTGCCATCTTCTGGTTTTCGAGCTTAAGCAGCGCACCCACATCTTCAAGGGAAAGGGGCATTCCCATATAAGCCGCCCAAATGCGAGAGCACTTCCACGCCTTGGGGTTCAGAAATCCCCGCAGGCTTTTATCTTTTTTGTTTAGCTCCTTCACTTCTTCCGGGTGGTTGCGTCTGAACCAGGCAGACAGACAGACGCGTTCAAACTGGGCATTGAAGGCCCATTTTTCCACGCTGTCATCTGTCAAAGCTCGTCTCACATTCTCCGGCATCTCTTCCCCGCAGGCCATATCTATAACCTGGATGGGGCCGTGATCTGCCGAGTAAGAAAACAAAAGAATTTCAAAATCCTCCGATTCTGCATACCTGTAGACACCACTTTTCCCCAGATTGACGCTGCTGTATGTTTCAATGTCAATTGACAGGGTTTTCACGACGTTCGCCTCCCTAGACAAATAGGCGGCAGGAAACTCCTGCCGCCCTGGAATTATTTACCGTTATTGATCCGTTCACAAAGAGAAATCACATAATCCACCTTGTTTTTCAAGATTTCCATGTCAGCTTCCCGTTTGCGCTGCCTCGTATACCGTTTTTCCATGATGCCGCTCACAATTTTGGCAAGGAAGGTGGTCAGCGAAATAGCGCCTACAACGCAAAGGACTGCCACAAAAAATTCTCCAAGCATCCTTGTTCCTCCTTAAGCCAGAAAGTCATCCTCTTCCACGGTGGAAAATTCATCCTCAGCGCGCATTCTCCCGCCGAGAGGTTCGCCATCACGGATTTTCTGCAGATTGTTGAGGCCGCAGGCAATGCCCTTATTTCCGTTCGAGTTGAAGGCGTAGAAGTTGATGGAAGCCCGGCCATATACCCCGCTGTAGACTTCGGAGCGTTCCATGATTTGCTGGCAGTCCGCATCGACAATACCGGGCTTTGTGGTGGAATTGGCGTTGATGAAGAAGCAGTCTTTATATGCATCATCACCGGGGCGTTCCAGATCGCCATCACGAAGCGGAGTTTTGATTGCGTCAAGGGACGGAACGGAACGGCTGTTTCCTTTCAGCTTTCCCTGCCCTTCCTCGTAGGCGGCCTTAATCGCTGCTTGGATTTTCTTGACGGTCTGTACGTCAGACTTTGGAATGATAAGGCTGACGGAATATTTGGGCGTGCTGCCATTGATGCTTTTGGGTTCCCATATGTTGGCATAAGACCAACGAGTGCTGGTACCAGTGATGACTTTACAGGGATTTACATAACCTTTAGACATAATAATTTCCTCCTCAAATCTCACTTTTGAAATCGTCTGCCGCTGTATGCATTGCAGGCCGTTTATAGGATTCCGGTACAAGAACCGGCTTTCCTTGTGGTTTTTCAATCAGTTCATTCAGCAATTCCTCGAAACGGTTCTTGCCAAGTTGTTTGGTCATCGCCGTGATTCCCAGGAGTTTCTTTTCGTATGGATTGAAGCCAGCGGCTTCGACCTTCGCGGCAACAGCCTCTTCGTTGATGTACCGGCGATTGGCTCGTCCTTCTACCACTTTCCAGCCATCCCATTGTTTTCCCGAGAGGGCCTGCTGCAGAGCATACTCTTTGACATCGTTTGCCCATGCCACCATTTCATCAACCTTTTCCAGGATGACTTCAACTTCCCCATCTTCGAGCTTTGAAGGCATAGCAAAATCATACTTTGCCATTTCAAGATTATATTCAGCCCGTTTTCTGCAGGTTGCCTTGATTTTGCAGAACCTGCAGTGATCACCGGCTCGGTATTCGCCTTCTCCTTTGGCAGCAAGTTCTGCTGCAGGTCGAAGCACTTCTTCAGCCCAGGAAAGAAGGTCATTCTTGGAAATCACGTAAGTGCTGACATTGTCTCTCCGCGGCTGGAAAATGGTCATCTCGACGTTCTTAATATCGTAAATACCGTCGAAAAGTTCCAGGGCGCCAAGAGCATAACACATCATCTGCGGATTCTTTTCAGCCTCTACAAGAACACCAAGCCCGTATTTATAGTCAATGATGACTAGGGTATCATCCGCGACTATCAGGCAATCTCCGGTACCGAACCCCTCTGGAACCCATCTGGAAAAATCCAGATGCTGCTCCACCATGACCATAGGATCCTTGCACCGTTCTTTTGCCGCAGCGAGTTTTTCCATCACAAACTGAGCATAGTCATTACTGGATTCGTCCATTTCCTCATCAAAGTAGGCTAACCGTTTTTGAGGGTTGTGAACCTTCTCCCCTAACGACTTTTTCAGCTTATACTCAGAAAGTCTATGAGCATCCGTGCCCTGCTTTGCAAACTTGCTTGATGCATCAGGCAGCTTGGCGCATTCCAAAGCTGATGGCGGACAGGCAATCCACCGGTGGCTCGAAGAGGCTGATAAAATTGCGTGTTTACTTGCCATTTCCAAATTCCTCCAGTTCCTTCATAAAGGGAACGTAGGATTCAGCGTTTACGTCAGACAGTTTGTTGGCACCATACTTTTGAATAAGGCTCCGCACCTCTTTCGTAAAACCAGAGCGAGATTTATCGGCGGCAACCTTTCGTACCATCTCAAGGGTAAGAGCTGGTTCCTCGACTTTTACTGTTTCAGCCACCGGTTCCGGATGATTCGCTTTTTTGAGTTCTTCCTCAAGAGTTGCGGCGTATTTAACTAAAAATTCTCCGCATGTCCTTATTTCCACAATGGCATCTTTCAGCAACACATCGTTCATTTTGATTGCCTCCCTTTGATTTACTCTGAATTCGTAACCTCACGACATTTCTTGCCACACTCGCAGCTGTCCGGCTGATTTCCATCAGAATGGCCACCAGCTCCTTATCAAGGGTTTCCTCTTGATAAGATTTCAGCGATACTATCTCCATCTTCCTCACCCGCCTTTCCAGGGTTTATTTCTTCTGCCCTTCAAAGGTATCAGGACAAGGCCATGATGATTAAGTACCCCCAGTTCTAAAAAATTTGCAGCTGGATGTCTCAGCGAAAGTCCTTGAGCTGTTCCCGGAGCTTTTGAAAGAGGCGCTGCTTTCTTTTATTGACACCCTTTTGAGACAAACCAACCTTTGCACCAATCGCAGCTTCACTATCTCCCTTGGAAAAGAGCAGGAGGATGATTCGATCGATTTCTTCTAGCTTTGCAAGTTCCCCTTTCAAGGTTTCAAGTAGTTCTTTCTTCTCAACCAGCTCCTCTAAGGTGAGCTGCGTCTGGGTCTCTTCAAACATAAAATCCATCTCACTCAGCTGCTCATATGAAACAGCAGTGTCCCAGGACTTAATCGATTTATCCAAAGTTCCGTTTTGAAGGGATTCTTCACGTTTGCGACGGCTCTCAGCAAGTCTTTGCTGCCTTTTATCCTCTCGCCATTCAGGACGCATATAGGCCTTATACTGTTCTTCTGTTGCCGGCACAAGGATCGACCTGACCATTTTGTTTCCGATTTTCGACCACACCCTTGGTGCATTTTCAAACTCCTTTGTAATAATGGTTCCCTCCGTAATTTCGAGAGGAATATAATACTTTTTGTCTTTGCTTTTCTGTAGATTGGCCATGTGCGATCTTCTCCTTCGCTAACTGCGAAGCGAAGATCCACACAGGCAGCCTGTCACAATTGACCATAAGATGCATCTCCGCTTCCATGGTCAACCATCCCAGTAGGCTGACGGTAATTAACTATTCCGGCCTTCAGCTCTGGGCACTTCCGCGTCCGGAAGTGAACTTTAGGCCAGATTTAAATTTATGTTGGTAAATTTTTAAAAGAAAAATACTCAAAAAAAAAGGGGCTACCTATAACACCTTTCGGTTGTTATAGATAGCCCCTTTTTACAGTTCCGCACTTTATATCAGACTGTTTGGTGACTTCTATATGTTTTACTTTATTTTTTATTTAAGCTTTACCCTGCTGTTTCTACAGCTGCATCCACTTGATACGTAACATCCGTCCACAAGATGCGCTTATACTCACCTCTGCCGATTTTGATTTCCAAATACACCACACCATCCTCGATGACAGCATCGAAAACTCGTGCTCCATCACTTGTGCCGTCATGAAGATCTCGAATATGCTTCCTAAAAGTGCTCATCCTGTACATTCCTCCTTTGAAAAAATGATTTACCATTCACATAAGATAATTAAGCTGAATTCATCTATCAACCTCAGGACTGCTCGCACTTTCTTAGAATGGGGGGGCATCCAATGAATCATTTTCAATGTCATTCTTCATAAAGGAATCAATGATATACCGGACGTCTTTCTTCACATGAGGATGATTTGAATTTTCGGAAACCGTACTATAAAGAATTAGAATCTTATCGCGCAAGCTAGGGTTTCCACGGGTACTGCATAAGTACTGTGCAGGTCCTTGAGAAAGATCCATCCAGAGTTCAATGGCTAAAGGATCAAAAATCTTATTTTTGCCAGTATCCCTTTGTTCTTCCTTATCGCTTGGAATTTCCGCGTCTGTTTTCTGTGTTAAGACCTTAGTAACCGCCATAAGATATAGCTTGGAATAATTTTTTAGACTCAAGTCAAAGCAATCCCCGCTAATGAGGGTATCTTTCCCATACGAATGAGACGGGAAATAAGACTCATAAGGCACATCGAAATAAGTACCGTCATCAACGGGTTTTTCCTTAGGGACGAATAAAGGATGATTGGGAATCCCATTTTCATCAACAGGAACAGAATTTAGATCCTGAGCAACTTCTTTATTCCATGCTAATTCATCACGTTCAGTATCATTCTTTAATTTATCAATAAAAGATATTAAATATTGTTCTGTGGGAGTACATTCCACAAGGTTAACCGTAAGAAGAGTGTCAAGGCTCACATTCAGCTCCCTAGCGATATTTATGATAAATTCAATTCCTGGTTTACTGGAATTTTCTTTGCTGTTTCTTGAAATATAACCAGCACTTACGCCGACGGCATTTTCCACCTCTCCAATTTTACGCCCCTGAGTCTTTAGCAGGAATTCTATATTTTCAAAAAGAGTTCTGGGATTGAAGTTCACATTCATAGTCTTACCTCCTTTTAGCATCAGGAAGATTATATATTATTTTTGTCCTATACGTCAATGTTTATTTCGACATTGAATTTCTTGTATATTTTTAATATATTTTTGTTTTCTTTTTGAAATATATTTCTAGGCTTTACAAACACAATCTATGTTTACGTTTAGACGAACACTTGTTTGCTTTATGTTTTTTATTATATCACAATGCATTATTTTCGTAGAGATATTTTTCGGTCTAATTCCACTTGACTTTTCTCAATGTATTCTTATCCCTATAAAAATGGGGCTATCTGCCGGGTACGATGACCTTGCAAATAGCTCCGTTCCTTTGTTTGTTTATTTTTCAAACACCATTAATAGATACTACTTTTGCCTGAGTCTATCCATTCGTCGACTGCTGAGATTTTAAATCTGTACTGCCGCCCTATCCGCACAAACGGAATTCTTCTTTTTTCCCTAATCCACTTTCTTATAGTTATAGTACTTACCCCCAAATATTTAGCAATTTGTTCAGTCGACAACCACATTTCATTCTCTTGCCCCATCTTGTCTCTCCCCACTTTCCTGCTATTTCCAGTATGTTCCGTATTCTTAAATACTGAAATTAGCGATTTTTAGTATTTGAACTTGATTTGTGCCAAGTTTAAATTTTATAATTGGTGCCTTTTAGTATCTTAATCCAGCATCAAAAAAACCGATGAAGAAATAATACGTTCATTTCATCACCTGTCAAATTATAAATTCATATGTTTTTTCACTTTCTCCTCCGTCGATCAAAAACATATAAATCACTCATACTATATATAGTAGCAAATTCTTCATTTTAACCACTATATATTGTGGTCGAGTAGTAAAACAGTAGTAATTTCTCTATCGAATTTCCATACAAGCCCATTCCATGCGGGTTCCCAGAAATATTATAAATATTGCCATGGCACACAAATAGGATTTTTACAGCCATTTTGAAAGTCCTCCTGAGGATACGAAAGGCCACGTAAAGCCGCATGATGCGGTCTTCCCCCAAAATTGGTCATTTTCGGGAACTTGGCATATGGTTGCCTTTCGTGGCATAAATTAGCCGCCTTTAGTAGTAAAAATGGTAGTAAAACGGGCTTTCCGTACTACCGTAATATTTTCACCTTTATTCTACCAGAAAAAAGGTCTTTCATCACCCCATGCCCTTTCTTGATTTTCAACACAAAATTTATTACCTAAAATTTGACTTTAGATCAAATAATCACGGATACCACGGAAAAAAATAATATATTATAGAAAATGACACCCAAAGGAGTGACGGATTCAATGAAACAATTCTTGAAGAAAACGTTTCCTATACTATTCTTACTTCTAATGCTTGCTCCTACTGCATTCGCAAGCAAAATGAGTTTTGAATGAACTTAAAAAAAAATTAAATCGGCTTCAAGGTATCTGGTACTCTATAGAGGACCCGTCTCAAACGGTATCCTTTGACGGTGGTAAATTTGAAGGAAATCAAGTTATAAGTTTTGATGATGTTGCTGGAGGTAGCACAACTTTTGGCTGCAAGATGGTCCTGGTAGAAAATGGATTCATGAGGACCCGTCACCTCTTCGTTCAGGATCTAGGTAGGGATACACCCCACCAGTATATTGCAATTGACGGCATTTCCTACAGAAAAACAAAAGAGCCTGTATACGGAGAATCGGTCGGTGGAATTTATTTAGGAATGCCCTATCAGGATGTCGCAAAATTATATGGAACTCCTGACATGATTGAGAATTCAAGTAACTGGCCTCGTTCTTTTAAAATTGGCTACTCAAAAATTGGGCTCACCGTCAGATTTAGCTTTTCTATCGTCGACAACATTACTCTTTATTCCTATGGCGATCGAAAACTGGATAAAAGCCTATTGAACAGTCACAATTCACTTGATGAATTCAAAGTGGCTTATGGGATTGAAGATTTCCACGATAAATGGTCAAATTCGATTGGAAACGGCGAGTATATTTGGTTCAATGAATATCCTCAAAGCATTGCGCTTTCCACTTACGCGTTTTAAGATTTACACTTATGGCAAAAAAGAACCCTGCCGCCGGGTCATAATCCTAGCTACAGGGTTCATTTTCTATCTATGCTTTATTTTTGAAATGTATAACGTTTGACTTGATGGCGCCAATATCGACCAGCTCTTTGCGACTCCTTTCCATCTCCTTCTGATATTGTGCTTGAAGGATTTCAACTTCCTTCTGTGCATCATCAAATTTGATGTGCGTGTAAACGTTGAGCGTGACGCCTATATCGCTGTGCCCCATCAAATACTGCAAGGTTTTAGCACTGAGGCCGCTCAAGGCCATATTAGTGCAATACGTATGCCGGCAAACGTGAGGCGTTATCTTAGGGAGCTGGTACCGATAAATTTTGTTATATTTTGTAACTGCAGACTTGAACCGATGTTCCCAGTGCATTGCAACTACTGGTTCCCCGTTAAGGTCATAATAAAGAAAGTTGGCATAACCATCAATGATCTTCTCTACCTTCGGGGGCGTTCTTTTCCTCAAGAGTTCTAAAAAACATTGATATACTTCTTCCGTCATTGGCAAAAGCCTGGCGCCTGCCTTTGTTTTGGTAGAAGTAATGTATCGCTTCCCATGCAAGTCCCTCTGCAGTTGTTTATCGACGTTGATTGTCCTGTTCTCAAAATCTATGTCGTTGAGAGTCAGACCACAAAACTCTGAAATACGCAGTCCCGTATGAAAAAGAATGAAAACCGCCTCATAATACCTCTTGTAATAATTATCGTCTTTAAGGAACTGAAGAAAAATTCGCATATCTTTTTTGCTGATGGCCTCTCGCCTAACACTGTCACTGATGAGCACGTTTTTCATTTCGAAATTGAAAGGGTTCCGGAAAAGGATTTCATCATCCACCGCCATCTGAAATGCTGGTCGAACAACACCACGAATACTTTGAATACTACTATATCCTCTCCCATCTGATTTCATCTTGATAAGCCATAACTTGGCATCAGACATTTTGACTTTGCCAATCTGTTTCTTTGAAAACAGTTCCTTCTTCAATGCATTAACCACAAAGTTATAATTGGTTAGGGTATTCGGCTTGACCTCTTTTTTCAAGGAAAGGTATCGCAACACTAATTCCATAACAGTCATATTATCATCAGCGTTATTTGGTGAGATTGCATTTCTAACTTCCAAGCTAGCTTCCATCTCCCGCAATGACTTACAAGGCTTGCGTCCGGCGGGCAGTGGATCAGTGGGTTCTAATTTCCAGCTATAAAAAAACTTAATTTTCCCATCTACAGTATACTTGAATTGGTATCTCCCATCAGCACGTACTGTTTCGCCCGCTCGCAGAATCCTGCGTTTCTTATCCCTGCGGATACAGGCTTTCATTCGTTTTTTCAT